TGTAATTTTTAATTTGTGTATTAGTTCATCAATGTTCATAGTTAGTATAGTATAATAAATATTTTTTATGTATTTTATCATAATATTTATTTTTGTAATTTTGTGCGAACTTAAATCTTCAATTGTGTATTATTTCCTCCTCTCATTTCAAGTTGAAATTTAATTATCCAATTTTCGTTATACACCTTTTCTCATTTCAAACGCCCATTTTTATAAACTATTATTTTTATAAAAATTATTTAAAAAATATAATATTATTATAGCTATAATTAACTAAATAGAAATGGAAAATATAAAGATCCCTTATATTGTAATTGACCGACGCAACCGAAGTGAAATTATTGTTGAACGCGATACTGTTTGTAAAGATGATATACAAGAAACATTACTAAAAGTATTACAGAAATCAATGGAATATCATGAGTTTTGGTTTATTAATGAAGAGAAAATATTTGAAGTTGAATCTATTTCTGAAAACTTGGCAATTAATGAGGAGTTAGAAAACTTGGAAATGGGCATAGGTTTAAAATATGACGAGGGTAGTTGCCAAGTTATTCTAGAAAAATACATCACTATTGTAAATGAAGTTAATTATGGTGATGCTTATAAACCATCTAATACAATCAATAAAGAAATATATAATCGTTTTCAAAAATTCCTCAATAATAAAACTGCCGCAAGTGAAATATGGTATTTTGACAATGGTCACTGGATACGGTTTATGGCTTAGTAGGTTTGTTGGTGAAATAGTAGTTAAATGGAGAAAACGTAGATGTTATTCGTGTGAGTATTCTAAAGTTTTGTTTCTTTTTTACTACTAATTAGAGGATCATATAATGGATTTGTATTTTCTTCATTATATCGATTATTTTTATTTGTGGTTGTTTTATCCGTGTATATATCTGTAATTTCTGGGGATTTTTCTTCTTTTTCTGTTTCTATCAATTCACCTTCATCAACATAATTTCCATCTTTTATGGCTTTAATATCGACCATTAATTTTTTCAATATATTATTATTTATTTTTTCGTATATGTTTATGAGAGACGCAAAAATATTTAACCCCACTCCTAACCATATCAAATATATTTTGTCGTAACCTACCGCAATAGTGGTAGTCATTATACCAGCAGATTGGACAATATGAAAAAAATAAATAAGGAACATATTACAATTATTCAAGCAACGTCGTTTTTCAATAAATCGTTTCAAATCATCCAACTCGTTATTATCAAATATTTTGTGTATTTCTATATTGATATCCTTTTTTGTCATCATTACAATATAATGACAAAAAAATAGTATGACAAAAAAATAATAGGATGAAAATATTTGTATAAAATATTATAAAAGTATAATATATTATGAGTTGCTTGTTCAATAGTCTTCAGTATTTTATACCAGATGAATCCAGTTTTACCATTCGCCAAAAAATTTGTGATTATTTACAAAACAATGGTAAAATAATAGATGGATTAGATACAGCTTATATTTTACAACTAGATAATCCTAGCGGAAAATATGTTGAACATATGCGAAACCCCAGTACGTGGGGAGGAGCAATCGAGATTCAAGTCGCGTGTATTTTATGGAATTTACGAATTATAGTTAAAAATTACAGAACTCACGAAAGAAGTAATATAGAATTTGTCCCATTTAGTAATCAATACGAAAAAACGATTGAATTAGAATGGACTGGAGGACATTATGAGCCGGTCAGAGTTTAAATGTCTAAACTTACCGTATTCTTATCTGATTTTGGTCGTCTTTTACTACGCTTTGGCATATTCCCTTCACCCTGAAGCTCTTTCAAATCGGAAATACTAATCGTGCTACTATTGTTATCGCTCATCTGAGGCTGCTCTTGAATATTAATGGTTTTTGTTTTTAATCCAGACAAAATATCTGAAATATCACTGGGTCCCTTCATTTCAGGTCTTCTACTACTACGTTCTGAGTCATTTGCGCCACTAAAGTTCTCTCTAATATTAATTCCATCATTTTGATTTGAGAAATTATTTCTACCCATATGTAAATCAGGACGATTTCCAGCGTTGTTGTTTCCACCGCGACCTGGCATTGATTGTTGACCCTGTGCAGACATTGGTGGAGGAGGACCATTACCAGAAGGCGCTTGCGGTTCCGGATTCATTACCCCATTCATAAAACCTGAAAATCCTGGACTTGTTTGACTCATCGAATTTACTGCTGCTGACTGAAATTGGCGCATTAGGTCGGGATTCTGTCGCAAAATATCATCCATTCCAGGCATAGCTGATTTGAACATTGTATTTGTCATATGAACCATCATTGCACTTCCACCTAGTTGGAAAAGCAGTTTTAATTCAGGTGCCATTGCTGCCTTTGACTTATATTTTTCATATAATTCGCCAAAAACATCATCATAATCAGTGATATTCTCATTAATTTGCTCACCCCAACCGTCAATTTTAATGTCAAATGGATCAAAACGGTTATTTAAAAATTCTAGTGCGTTAATACCCGCCATAAGCATATTCCCTTGGAATTTCACTGAGTTGGCTTTTCCTTTTTCCTCCATAATCATTTCATATTCTCCTTGCATTTCCGCTAAAGGAGATTCCATTGAATATTTTTTTGTAAGCGTAACTCCCTTTAATTCAAGTGCTTCTAACTTTCGCAAATACTTGAATTTATCTCTTAATAATTCCTCTTTACTCATTTGAGGTTGTGATGGTAGTGGTTTATCTGGATTCAACGGAACATTATTGAATTTAGTATATCCATCCCACGTTTGACTATCTGAACTATTTTCAGCAGTAGCTTGTCCGATACTTGGTGAAGATGAGTCAAAATGAACTGCTGGTTTTTCATCGTAATTTATTTTTATATTTTTTCCAAAAATATCGGATTTTGCTTCATACATGTTTCTACTTGGAGGCGAATCGTCTACTAATTCATTTAATTCGTTTTCTAAATTATCTAAATCATCCACGTCAATATCACTTCTATTATTTTCTTTTTTCTTATCATTCATCAACAATTCAATACCATCACCAAAATTGGATGATTTTTTTCTAGAACCAGAACCAGAACCAGATTGATTAAAATTGTCAAAATTTTCATTTAAATGAATAGGTGAAATATCGATTATTCCGTGATCCATTGTTATTATGATGTAATAAGAAACTATAATTCTAAGTAAAACGAATAATAAATATATTATTTATTTTAATTTGTTATTGAATTGTTTTGATTTGTTTTTAATTTGTTTTTATTTTGTTATTTTGCTATTTTGCTATGTTGTTATTTTGCTATTTTATTGTTGATAAACCATAATCCTTGTAAAAATGAATCAGCTAAATCATCCTTCTTCGAATGAGATTTAAAAAATGAAATCCACTCTTGGTCTATATTGTCTAAACAAACCTGGATACTTAATTTTTTACGATCACTATATTTTGACTTAAGTTCAATATCACAATCTTTCAATTTATTACCAGCAGATATAAAATCAATTTGAATATTTTCATTTCTCATAATAAAATATTGTGCAATCATACCCTGTATCGTTTTCATACGATTTGCTATAGGACTTATTTGATTTTCAATGATTACATTACTAATTGTCAACATGTCTTCACTAAAAATAGAATCTAATTTTTTTTGAATATTTCTGCCAATAGTAACTAAATCAACCTTGGAAGCATTGGTTTTATCAATGGGTTCAAAACATTTTTCAAGAATATAATTATTAATTAAGATCACCAATTCTGCTTTTTTTATATTATTATTATTATCGTGGGGAATTTTATGTTTTACCACGATTTCCTGTAAACTTTTCAATTTCTGTTTATTTATAAAAGATGGTTTTAAATCTGGTGATGGAATTAAAAAAGGTTGTTTTTTAGAATGTTTTAAACAAAAACATTTATCGTTTTTCATAAATTTTGCAAGTTTGCCACATATTTTGGTTTTATCCATTTCTTCACATTTTACTTCTTCTGTCGGTTGCGATAAATTCACAGTATCCCATTTTGCTATTTGGAACGATTCGGAACCAGACGGCTTCGATAGTAGACAAAATGCTAAATTTTTGATACCAACATCAATGCTTAATATTTTCATAATAATAATAATAATAATTAGTATTGTTATTATGGATCTAAGTAGTTATTTACAAATAAGTGTTTGAAGCCGAAGGCGCCGGTGTAAGCCGAAGGCGCCTGTGTAAGTGATAGCGAAGGTGAATATATTTATTGTAATTTACTTGGTACAGTAATAGAAGGAGCAATCATTCTTGCTTGTAATTGCTCTCTTGACAAATATTGCGACTTTAAATTACTTGTTTGATACCCATATCCAGGAGAATTTGTATCGTGAGTCGATGAAAATAAATGTGGCACATTTGATGATGGTGATTTTCCAGTAATAGAATGAGAAGGAAGACCTAAATCATAACAAGATTCCATATTATTATAGCTCATTATTTGAACAGCATTATTTGTTAAATATTGTCTATACTGCCAATTAGATTGAATATTTTCTTGTTCTCTAATACGATTATTGACAACCGCTTCTGGTTGCCAAGTAGCAAAATTTCGTCCATCTGCCATAATAGGAGGAAAATTAAAATGAATATTATTAGATCCAGAATAACACGTTGCCCAACTCATATTATATTATATTATGTCTAGAGAAAATTATCATTCTGAACCAAGTAATTTAAGCATCTCATTTTTTTTAAGTTTAGATGGATCAGATACTAGTTTTTTTGAAACAATAATATCTCTTAACTTATTCAATGACATTTTTTTATAATCGATATTACTATCATTTTTTTCTTTAATTGATTCATCTGAAATAGTTGAAATATCAATTACTTTTAATAGTTCAGGATTAAATAATTGTGAGTCATTTGATATTTGTGTTAGATTTATATTATTTTTCTTCTCTCCATCATCGTCCGAATCATCATCACTTCCACTATCACTATCACTATCACTATCACCTAAAGAATCATCTATAGATTCACTGTCATTCTCTATGTTTATATCTTCACCAGTAGTAGCATTTAAGGCTTCATCAAAATTAATAATTTTAATTGTATTGTTTACGTCTAATAAATCTTCAATATTAATATTCGCTACAACATTATCTAAAATGTTTATATTCGTTTTTGACATGTGGCTATCACAATCACTATCTTCATCGCTATCACACTCGTTCTCTTCATCGCTATCACTATCTTCGCCGCTATCGCTATCTTCATCGCTTTCATCTTCACCATCCGATACATCAATTAATTTGTCATTTGTATCGGCATTTTGGCCACCGGTCATATTAGGCATAATATTATTAATATCCGTACCAGGATGCTGCTGGAAATTATTTTGAGAAGCCATTATTAGTCTGCTCCTCATATAATTCATTTCTTCGGCCATTGTTGAAACTAATCCCATCATGGAACTAATTTTGTGGTTTTGTTCTTGCATTTTTTGCGTAAAATAAATTCCAACAACACCTACAAGGATTAAAGTTATACCTAAACAAATAAGAAAAGGGACACTCATAAAATCAGATAAAGCCATTATATTACAAAAAGAATATATAATTATATTTGTTACAGAACGAATAAATAATTATATGTGTATGTATATGTCTATGTATATGTCTATGTATATGTCTATGTATATGTATATGTCTATGTATATTAGTCTAAATTTTTGATTGTTTGCATAATCTCATCGGGATATTTCATTTGTTTTAAAACTTCGATTCCTCCTTTAATATTTGTAATTCCTCGTTCTATCTTATATTTATATATTAAATCGTCGTTTTCATTTTTTCCAACACACATTTTATAATTTTGAATATTTTTATGATTGTCTAATTTTTCACATACATTTAAATAATGCGTAGTTAATAAAAAATTAGTTGTTTTATATTTGGATAAATATAACAAAAACGCATAACCGCATTTTGTCGCCTCCTCATAATTTGTACCTGAATATAGTTCATCAAACACACAAAAATGTCTATCGGTCGGATGTTTATTTATCAATTTAATCATTTCTTTACATTTACGACTTTCCGCTTGAAATAAACTGTCTCTCCCAGAAGTATCTGGAATATTCAAATAACAATGAATATATTTAAATGGAACCAATACAGCACTATCATAAAACCCACATCCAAATTGCTGTGTAAGAATTACATTAATCAACGCTGATTTAAGTATTGTTGTTTTTCCTGAAGCATTGGGTCCAGTAACAATCATATTTTTATCAAATTTAAAACTATTTTTAATTGGTTTTTCATGGATAAGCGCAGGATAATATGCGTTTTTAAATCCACATTTTTCCTTCTTATTTTCCTTATCACCATTCTTTTCTTTCTTCTGATTGGATATTTTTGAATAGTTGATATATTTTTCGGAAATGTTTTCTTTGATTCCTTCTATAGTATCAATGTATCCGTTAAATCCAAATGAATATAAAAACGCATCATTATACACATCATTACTATATATGTCATAAAAACAATGTAACACGTGTCCTAATTCTCCAATTTTATGAGGGGAAAGCTTATATGGGGTAATTTTTTCTAATATTGATTTGAATGTTGTTAATATCTGTAATTTATCTCTTATAGTATTGTTAAACAATTGGTATGTTTTTAAATTATCTGTATACATCAACATATTCTTCATAGATGATTCAGTGTATTCGATATATGTTTTAATTACTTCTAAATAGTTATGAATTTTGTGCATATTTTTATGAAAACGATAACACGTTAATATATTTTGATAAATAGAAAATACGTAAAATCCAGCGGATAATAATAAATATATTTTCTCGTCTATTTTGACACTATTAAATTGTGTAAATAATTTACCTATAGCGTGATTTGACGCAACAATAGTAAGAACTTCTACATATTCTGTTATTGAAATATCTTGCCCTTTCATTTTTATAATAAAAAATGGAATGATTAATATGATAAATGGGACAAAAAAAGAAAGAACAGGTGAAATCAAATTATATATACTCATTATTTGTAAAAACACGCCAGATTTATTTAAAAACTCCCACATAGGCCAATCAATATAATGATATTTTTCCTTAAATCCGGTATCATTTTTTATCTCATCCCAGATGTTAAGTATTTCATTAAAATCAGGTAGACAAATATTTTGTGACATTGACAATGGTTTGTATTCCTTTAATAACGTTTGTGTATCCTTTAAAAAATGTTTGTCATTTGTATAGTAATTCGTCATTTGTTGTAGCACTTTTAATCCCCATTTTGTTTTGGGTTGAAAAGCAATATTATACATTGGTGTGCATGATGGGTCTAAAGTTTCGGTCAGTTCTAAATCTGTAATTATGTTTTTATTTAATTCGACTTTTCCTTCATTATATGAAATAGGTAATTTGAAAATATCATTTATTTTTTCTATATTTGATACAATTAACATAATATATCAAATACAGAATTTATTCAAATTATTTTTACGCGTATGTATGTAGATTTTATCCAGTTCGCACTCATCTCATCAAATTATCAAAACCTGAAGGCAACTCATTTATTTGACATACATAAAACTCTTCGATTTCTTTTAATTTACTAATATCTCTGCGAGTAATTAAATTAATACCCACGCCTTTTCGACCCCATCTACCACTACGTCCAATTCTATGAAGATATGTAGATACATCTTTCGGGATATCAAAATTAATAACGACACTTACCTGTTGAATATCAATCCCACGTGCTGTCACATTTGATGAAATTAGTACACGATGTTTCCCTGTTCGAAACTCCTGAAACGCAATATCCCTCTCAGACTTCTCCATATTACTATGAATACGACACACGGGAAATCCATCTTCTACCATTGCGTCATACAAATCAGATACACGTTTCACACTGTTTGCATAAATAATACATTGGGACATCGACATAAACCCATATAAATCCTTCAATGTGAGATATTTTTGTCGGTCATCTTCAATAGCAACATAATATTGCGAAATTCCTTCTAAAGTTAACAATTCAGCCTTTACTAGAATTTTAACGGGATTTCGCATAAATTTATCAGTAATATCTTGAATATATGAAGGCAATGTTGCACTAAATAACGCAACTTGGACATCAGTCTTTAAATATTGAAAAATATTGTAAATTTGTTCTTTGAATCCACTAGATAATAATTCATCCGCTTCATCCAACACAACAATGGAAATATTTGATGTATTTAACTGATTTCTACGCATCAAATCATATACGCGTCCAGGACAGCCAACGATAATATGTGGAGTGTCATTTTTAAGATTATAAATATCTTGATCTACTGAATTACCACCAACTAATACTTGAATGCTCAATCCCTGTATCATAGATCCAATAGACGTCATCACACTTGCTGTTTGGGTGCTAAGTTCACGTGTAGGAGACAAACATAGAATTTGTGTTGTTTTATTAGTTATATTAAGTCGTGAAAGCGCACCAATAGTAAAAGCCGCGGTTTTACCTGTTCCTGATTGTGCTTGCGCAATAACATCGCGTCCTTTTATCAAAGATGTGAGCGATCTTCGTTGGATAGGACTAGGCTTTTCTAATCCATAAGCATAAATACCCCTCAATAGCTCGGGGCTAATATTAAGCTCATCCCAATTATCGATTTCATCGGAACAATCATTTTTCTCGTCTTCTTGTTTTAATGTTTCGTTTGGATTTTCGAGTGACATAATACATTATTACATGTTATACATTTAAGTGTATTTAAATGTATAATATTTATTATATAAAAAAAAATTGATATAAATGGATTTCGAATATAATTACTATATAACATCAGATGCTAGCAATGAGATATAGTCTTAAGGATATAAATGATATTATATTTAATGGTTTTGAAATTACCTTACCTAATGAAACATTAAGTATGATTTCAGAATTGGCCTTGCAAGTTGGCTCACCCACTTATATAAGAACTCCAACATTCTATAAAAAGGAACACCCTAATAAAAATAGTGGATCGTATGATGATAATAGTGGTGGTGGTGGTGGTGGCAATGGATTTAAAAAAAATAAACGTGGAAATCGTTCATCTTTAGATGGTAATTCAAATGATGAAGATTGGGAATCTATCCGTTCTTTTCAAGCAACAAAACTAGAACAAAAGGTTGGAATTGATGCACAAATTGATCTACTTCGTTCGTCTTTGAATAAAATGTCTGATAAAAATTATAATGATTCATATGGAAAAATTACCGAAATTTTGAATCAATTAATTAAAGAAGAAACATCACCAGAGAATATGTTAAAAATTGGTAATTCTATATTTGAAATTGCGTCAAATAATCGTTTTTATTCAAAGTTATATGCGGATTTATATACTTCATTAATTCACAATTATGAAATTATGCGAACTATCTTTGAAACTAACTTGAATTCTTTTATGGAATTGTTTAATTGTATTGAACACGCCGATCCAGATCAAGATTATGATAAATTTTGTAAAGTTAACAAAAATAATGAGCGAAGAAAGGCGTTTAGTTTATTCTTTGTAAATTTAAAAAAAAATGGTATTATTAGTGAGGGTAGATTAATTGAATTGATTTATGGATTACTTCAACAACTTACGTCATTTATTTTAATAGAAAATAAAAAGGATGAAGTGGATGAATTGACTGAAAATATTGCAATTTTATATGATAAAAATTTGTTTGAAAAATGTTCCAATAAAATTGGTGATGAGACATTTCCACAGATCATTAATAGATTGGCTCATAGTAAAGTAAAAACATATGTTAGTTTATCGAATAAATCTATTTTCAAATTTATGGACTTGATTGAAATGTAGTGGCATATTTGGAGCGATCCAAACCCTTACGCGCAGCAAAATGCGACGGTTGTAAGCGATGGAACTCCGTAGACGTTAGTCGATGGTTTTTAAGTGATATGTGTTTTATTCTCAAAAAAATTGAATTATTTTTTTTGTTAAACCCACAGTTAAAATACACATCATTACACGAAATATGAATAATTTTGGTGAAAATAATATGGAGCGAATGGGATCTTATGCTAATAGTCGTCGGAGTTCGTGGAATAATGATCTTGCGGTTATAGATCAAGATTCATTAACTTTTCCTGATGGTTCAATATATAGAGGATCGTGGAATATTTATCTTGAATTTACAGGCCAAGGAACTTATACGCTTACTAATGGTAAAATATATTATGGAATATGGAATCCAATAATTCAAATTGGAATAGGAACCGTAACTTTTCCTGGTGATATGGAGAAAACCGAAGATGTTTGTCGAATGAATATATATAATGGTTCGTGGAATAATAATCTTGAATTTATTGAAGGGACTTTTACGAATGAAGATGGTACAAGTTATAGTGGGGTATGGAATCCAGATAAATCTGGAACAGGAACAATAACTGTAACATCAACTTTATCTCGTGGCGTATATACCGGATCGTGGAATAATAATTTGATCGTTACCGGACAAGCAACATTTACGTTGAATAATGGTATAATATATAATGGTGAATGGGACCCAATAAATCAAATTGGAATAGGAACAATAACGTTTACTGATGGCGAAATATATACCGGATCGTGGAACAGTAATCTTGAAATTATTGGAGAAGGTCACTGGAGCGAATGAATCGTTCTACAAAAATAAATTTATTGTATGCAATATACTTAAATATTAAATAATAAATTATTCATATAAGCATATGAATAATTTTAGTGAGAATGAAAATATAACATTCAAATTTACTGATACGGATACGGATACGGATAATTATAATACTGATAATAATGATAATACGTTAACTGATGAATTTTACGCAATGTTAAATAAGAGTGAAGAACCCTCATCTGATAATCAATACGATAATATTTTTATGGAAATTAAAAATTATGATTTAAATTTCACATTGAAACAATTAACACAAATTTGCGAGTATTATAATTTATCAAAAGATATCAAACTAAATAAAATGAAAAAACAAGATATTATTGAACAAATTATATTATTTGAACATAGTTATGAGAATTATAATACTGTATTAAAGCGAAAAGAAATGTGGTATTATATGAGTGAGTTAAAAAATGATAAATTGATGAAAAAAATGGTCATTTTTTTATAAAAAATATATTTATACATAAAATATATATATAAATATCTTTATAAATTATAGATATAATATGGTATTATCAAAATTAGATAAAACGATTAGTTATCCTGAATTAAAAAGTGTAGATTTAGATGATTTTAAAAAAGAAGCTAGCATATATGAAATAACCGTCAAGGATATTGAAATTATAATAGCTGTCGGAAATGAAAAAAAAACATTTGAAGATAAAAATGTGGTATATTTTCCTATTTATTTAGTAAAGACCAATAATAAAGTTGTTCGCATCGGTCTATATGAGATATATAAAACGGATTTAGTAAATTATGTAGATGAAGATGGCGCATTAGAAGTAGAAAAATTAGATGATCCGTTAATTTATAGTTATGTTAATAAAGCAATGTTAAATAATATAAGACTTATTCCTGAAGAAGAACAAGAGGAAAAAAAGGAACAACGAGAAAAAAAAGAACAGCGAGAAAAAAAAGAAAAGGAAAAGGAAAAGGGTAAGGGAAAGGAAGGAAAGGAAGAAAAAGAGGAAAAGGGTAAAGGAAAAGAAGAAAAGGAAGGAGAAGAAGGAAAAGAAGGAAAAGAAGAGAAAAAAGAATTAATTATACCAAATATAAGAAAGGATATTTTTATTTCTATTAAAGACGCTCCTATACTAGCAGATTTACCAGAAGAAACCAAAAAAGACGCAGATACTATAAGAGATAAATATAATAAATCAAATGATAAATACTGGATTGAAACATTTATGAAAAACAATAAATATTTTATTACGGATAATGAAGGTGGTGGAGATTGTTTTTTTGCTACTATAAGAGATGCGTTCGGACAACTAGGACAACAAACAACCGTTCATAAAATAAGAAGTAAATTGTCTGTGGAAGCAACACAAGAAATATTTTCCGGATATAAAGAATTATATGATATGTATAAATCGTCAATTATAAAGGATACGCAAGCTATTAAAGAATTAGAAATCGAATATGAAAAATATAAAAAAATGCATCAAGATACTTTAGATAGAACACAAAAAAAACAATTTTCAGAAGCAGCTACAAAAATAAAAGAACAACATACTAGAGTTATAAATGAAAAGAAAATCACACAACAAATGTTAAATGACGAATATAAATTTATGAAAGATATAGATACACTTGAAAAATTTAAAAATAAAATCCAAACGTGTGAATTTTGGGGTGAAACGTGGGCAATTTCAACGTTGGAGCGAATCTTAAATATTAAATTTATATTGCTGTCATCACAGTCATTTCGAAGTGGTGATTTTGGAAATGTACTCAACTGTGGTCAATTAAACGACACTATTTTGGAATCACGTGGCGAATTTACACCAGAATATTATATTATGGTTGAGTATACAGGCGGTCATTATAAATTAGTTGGGTATAAGAAAAAACAAATATTTACGTTTGTTGAATTGCCATATGATATTAAAAAATTGGCGGTCGATAAATGTATGGAGAGAAACTCAGGGGTTTTTTCATTAATCCCGGATTTTATAAAATTTAAACAACAATTATCGTCTGGAATAAAAGAGAATCCAAAATTTGAGGAATTATCTGAATCGAAAATACGTGGATTATATGATGATAATATAGTATTTCAATTCTATGGTAAATCTTCCGGAGAACGATTGCCTGGAAAAGGTTCCGGTGAAGAAATTTCAAAGGAATACGTTCGCGAATTTTCTGAATTACACGCAATATCAAATTGGCGTAGAAAACTAGATGATTTTTGGGTTCAATCATTTATTTTAGACGGACATAGATGGAATAGCGTCGAACATTATTATCAAGCATCCAAATTTAAAGAACAAAATCCTGAATTTTATTTGTCTTTTTCTATTGAATCGGGAACAATTTTATCAAAAGACCCTGAAATGGCAAAAGCCGCTGCTAGTTCAAGTGGTAAATTTAATGGAGAATTAATACGACCAGTAGAAGTGTCAATTGATGCGAGTTTTTATGGTAAGCGCAAGGAAAAGGAATTATATGACGCGCAATACGCAAAGTTTTCACAAAATAATGAATTAAAACAAATGTTGTTAGAAACCAAAAAAGCTAAGTTACTTCATTATAGGAAGGGGAAAGAGCCCGAATTGGCTGAGAATTTGATGATGATACGCGAGGCATTAAAAACTAAATAGTTTGTGATACAGTATATTACATTTTTTTTATAAAAATGTAATAATTTATTTTGGAACGATCTTTTGAGCCTTACGCAGAGCAAAACGCTTTAGTTCCAAGCCCAATTAAACATGTTAGGAAACCAACTTTTTACTTTTGTGGAATTTTCTACGACAGGAATAATATTTTTTTTAACTGGTTCTTCAACGACAACCGGTTTTTTTACTTCTTGAACAAGAGGAACTTCTTGGATAACAGGAACATCTTGGATAACAGGAACTTCTTCAACAACAGGAGGAACTTCTTGAACAACATGCACTTCTTGAACAACAGGCACTTCTTGAACAACCGGCACTTCTTGAACAACGGGCACTTCTTGAACAACGGGCACTTCTTGAACAACCGGCACTTCTTGGATAACAGGCACTTCTTGAACAACGGGAACTTCTTGAACAACCGGCACTTCTTGGATAACAGGCACTTCTTGAATAACCGGAACTTCTTGAACAACAGGCACTTCTTGGATAATAGGAACTTCTTGGATAACAGGAACTTCTTGGATAACAGGAACTTCTTGGATAACAGGCACTTCTTGGATAACAGGAACTTCTTGATCACGAACACCAGTAACAAACGGTTCTTCTTGTAAAAAATTTGATATTTCTTCTTGAATGATAGCTTCATCTACAACCGCTTCATCTACAACAACTTCATCTGCGTTAATAATTTCATCTGAATTATCGGACATATATAATACTAAATAATAAATTTTTATATTGTTTATCTGTTATTATTTAGTAATAAAATAAAATATATAATATTATATTATTATATATGAACTCTGAAATTATTACACGTGCAATTGAATCTGGTCGTCAGCAGAAGGAGTTGTCTAAAGAAGCAAAAGATAAATTTGATGACATAAGAATTAAGATTATTACAAATGAATTACCTAGCGAACAATTTTTACCTAGAGAAAAAACAACCCCGTATTTGTTACTTGATACAGTTCAAATTTTGAGATATTTAACGGCATTGAATTCTCAATATGAGTTACATAAGCAAAATATGTTTGATTCACTCAAAAACAATGAATATACATTAGAGAATTTTAAATCCGATTTTACATCATTGGAGAATATGATAAAAACCCAGAATGAAAGCATCCCTAGAGGAGGGAGAATACAAAATAAACGTATAAGACGTCAAAAAACAAAAAAACGCAGAAGATCGGCAGGAATCCGTAGACGATAAACAACGTAATTTTCTAACAACATATACATCCAATATTACTAGATGATAATTTAGAAGTTACTGTATTATATTTAGACAATGAAATAAGCATAACACTCGAATCAACTAACGTATTAAAGGATGTCATCATATCTAATCCATTATCCAAATTAATAAATTTTTCAGTGATCATAATATTAAAAATAAGCTTAATAACTTGCCCAGATATTTCGCTAACGGATGTTTTTATAGTAGTTACGTTGATATCTGTTATAGCTTTATACATAGTAGATAATAATTCCATAATATGCGGAATATCAGATGAATCTATTTTACCATCCTTCATAATATTTATAAAACATTCTTCTATTTTTGAGATTTGTGTTGGATTCTTTTTAATAATAATTGTAATAATTTCTATTAATTCTAAATTAGATTTAATATCATATTTATCGTGTAAGTCTGTTCTTACTGTTATCAATATAAGTAGATTTAACAAGGATTTAATCTTTAACATATTTTCTTCTATCTTTTCTTCTATCTTTTCTTTAATTTCTTCTACCTTTTCTTCTATCTTTTCTTGTATTTTTTCTTCCATCTTTACTTCTTCCATCTTTACTTCTTCTATTTTTTCTTGTATTTCTTCCATCTTTTCTTCCATTTTTTCTTGTATTTCTTCCGTCTTTACTTCTTCCATCTTTTCTTGTATTTCTTCCGTCTTTACTTCTTCCATCTTTTCTTGAATTACTTCTTCAAGCTTTTCTTCCATTTTTACTTGTTCAATCTTTACTTCTTCCACTATTTCTGGTATTACTGGTAATATTTCTTCCTCAATCATTTGTTTCTTTGTCGATTTCGCACGAGGCTGTTTTACTTTTTCAGGTTTCACTTTTGTATTATTCGAATTATCTGCCATTATATTTTACATAAACATATAAAATATATAATTTAACTGAAAAAAATAAAATAAATACAATAATATATACAATATAACTAAAATATGAAATTAACAAAAAACAGTGAATTATTAATGTCCTTTTTTTTAAATAAAAAATGTATAAATCACGTGAATCAAACTGTAAAAACAGATAATATTTTAAAAAAACTATACATTGATGTAAAAAACGCCGATAATTATATTAAATCACAAAAACAAAAAATGGGAGATGCGTTTTATAAATTAAATATCACTAAAATTTTGAATGTGTCTCAAATTCCTAAACCTAAGACATTTAATAAAAACAGCTTTCCTGAAGATATTATAGATCATATAGATAAAACAATGTTATATAATATTTCCTATACTTTTTCTCTCTTCAACAGAGAAATAAGATTACAATTTGTAGTTGAGCATTCGTCTCCCGAGTATCATATTGATTTATATAATGAATATGTTGAAACCATTTTAAAATGGTTGTATATCGTCAATGAATATTCTTCCAAAACCTGCTCAAAAAAAATAAATATATTTATGTATCTCACATCATTAAAAAAGAATTTACCCACCACTAATATTACAATTTTAGATGAAAATCACGTCAATACAGCGTTTACATATACGTGTCCAGTTGATTCTGAAATTGTAATTTTTCGTAAAGAAGAGTGGTTTAAAGTATTAATGCATGAAACATTTCACAATTTTGCGTTGGATTTTTCAGATATGAATACGTCTGAATGTACTAAACACGTGTTATCTATATTTAAAGTGAAATCAAATGTAAATTTATATGAAGCTTATACTGAATTTTGGGCAGAAATTATGAATGCTGTTTTTTGCAGTTATATATTACTTAAAAATATAGGAGATGAATACGAAAGAGAAGAAGAATTTTTATCTAATTGCGAGTTTTTTATCAATTTTGAAAGAACATATAAAATTTTTCAGCTTGTTAAAACACTAGATTATATGGGATTGAAATACAAAGATTTATACTCTACTACTTCAGAATCTGAATATAAGAGAGAAATGTTATATAAAGAAAAATCAAGTGTTCTCTCATATTATATAATAACAGCAGTTCTTTTGAATGATTATCAAGGCTTTATGTCGTGGTGTAATACAAATAATCTGTCATTGTTACAATTTAAGAAAACAACATCGAATTTAAATGGATTTTGTACATATATTGAAAAAAAATACAAAACAAAAACGATGCTTGAATCGATTGAATGTATGGAAACATTTATGTCACGCTTACATAATGATAAAAAAAAATCTAAAAATGCCAAAAATACCAAAAATTTAGATTATATTTTAAATAATATGAGAATGACTGTTTGTGAATTGGGGTGATTTTTATTTTTTTGGGAGCGATCCGTAAATACTAGTCGAAGGATTAGATTTATTATGTGTTTTACAATACGCACAACCTAACATAGGTTCTCTCAAGCAATTATTTCCTAATAGTGTTTTTGCTTCGCATATATATTTATAACACCCACCACCGGTAGATTTTTTATTCATTCTCCATGCTGCGCTTGCGTCATCAAAGTCGATATTAACCTCATATATTTGGAGCGAGGGAATTTCGGTCGGAGTTAATGAATGATTAACGATGAGCTCCAGAATCTGTTGTTTTTCGTCTACAGATTCCAGGTGCTCCACATTACTTTTTATTGTTTGACTACGAGTTTTCATTTTTACGATTATATATTACTTATGTGTGATATATAGACACAAGCGTAATCCATTTCAATTTATTTAATATAAAAATTGAAATGAATCATTTGATGGGTTGATTATGTAAAATAAATAAACATAAACAAAAATGGGAATAAAATATTTAAACAGCTTTTTACGAGAAAATTGTTCAAATTCTATAAAATGTATGCCAGTAATGGAATTATCTGGTAAAAAAATAGCCGTCGACATTAGTATTTATTTATATAAATATGAAGGAGATGGTACATTAATAGAAAATATGTATTTAATGATGGCTATATTCCGATATTATAATATAGTTCCTATTTTCATATTTGATGGAAAACCGCCAACTGAAAAAAAAGAACTACTACAAAAAAGAAAGGATGATAAAGTGACAGCTGAAAAGGAATACGATCTTTTAAAATATAAATTAGATTCAAATACTAATATAGATGATGTAGATAAACAGGAAATTATTTTAAATATGGATAGTTTAAAAAAAAAATTTGTATATTTAACAAAAGACAAAATTAATATGGTAAAGGAATTGATACGGGCGTTTGGATTAACGTACTATGATGCTCCGGGGGAAGCAGATGAATTATGCGCAATGCTTGTATTTAAAAAAAAAGTATGGGCTTGTATGAGCGAAGACATGGATATGTTTGTATATGGTTGCCAACGTGTGTTACGATATTTTAGTTTATTAAATCATACCATCGTGTTATACGATACCAAAGGAATAATGACAGATTTGGGAATTACACAAATAGATTTTCGAGAAATTTGTGTATTATCTGGGACAGACTATAATATTCATCTCGATATTGATGAAAAAATAAATGATAATACATTGAGTAAAACACTTATATTATTCAGAAAATATCATAAAACAATAGAATCGGGTATTGGATTTTATAAATGGCTTCAAAAAGAAGGCAAATATAATAATAATGATTATGAATTATTGACAAATATTTATAATATGTTTGACTTATCGAATCATTATAGGGATTTAAAAGTATTTGATAAAATTAAAATTATAAATGGAAAAATAATGAGTGAACAAATGCAGCCCATTTTAATAGAGGATGGCTTTTTATTTCCACCAATCAAATAAAATTATGATATGATATGATATAAGTATTTCATAATTTACTCAATGAAAAATATTCGTGTTAAAAATATTTTCAGAATATTTATTTTTTTCTAGTTATAAAACGATACGTCTGTCGAAGGATTCAGTCATTATAATACAGCAAAATATTATTTCGCGGTATTATAGAATTTTTATTTATTCTTATTATTATTATTATTGTTTATTTTTGTTATTATATTATTTTAAGCAGTACTGGTCTCAGCCTTGACACTCTTAGCAAAGTGAGGACTCATATAACGCTGGAGGTTGAAGTAAGTGAGGACATCTGACTTTTGGATCTTGAGAAGAGATGCGAGCTTCATATCGGGATTGATAGTGCGCCCGTTGTTCTCGTCCTGAAGCTTATTCGCACGGATGTATGCGTTAATCTCACGGGTAACCTCCGTGCGAGCCATCTCGGATCCAACGTCCTTTCCAAGGAAGGTCGCCAACTCATCACTGATGCGGGTGGGCTTAACAAACCCAGAAGGCTTGCGAATTCCAGTCTTTCTCTTGCGGCGAGAATTTTGCTTTTGGGATGCCTTAAGCTCGCGAGTCCACTTCTTCTCAAGAGTGCGGTATTCAGTCTTAAGAGATGAGATCAAAAGACCAAGTTGTTGAAGCTTGGCGATAAACTCGAGTGATTGCTCAGAAACAGAAACCTCGGCAGTTGCGTCAGCAGAAGTAGCATCAGAAACGGGGGCAAGAGTAGGAGTAGGGGTAGGAGTAGGAGCCGCTACAGGCTCAGGAGCAGAAGCAGCCTCTTGCTTCACAGCCTTGGGCTTCTTGGTCTTGGTCGCAGCCTTCTCAACAGAAGCAGTCTCAACTGAGGCTGAAGGAGTAGAAACAGGAGCGGGAGTGGAAACGGAAACGTCGGTAGTCTTAGTTGCTTTACTTGAACTTGTCTTTGCCATATTATACTATATCTAGATAGTTACCTTTTAAGTGATTTACAGCAAATATATATATTATTATATTATTGTGATTGTTTAACATCATAATAATATAATAAAATCTCTTAAATATAAGAAACTGACTGGTACAACCATGGAAGTGACGCAGCGGCGTTTTCATTCACTAATGTAAGGGCTCCAAGCACATAATATGCACCTAAAGATTTATTGTCATGATCAATTCCTGTATTTATAAATTTTTCTAAAATATCTAAAACGCATTGTTTTACATTTTCTTCATCTGGTTCAGTGTGTAAATAAGTATAATTAATATTCCTAAATGGATTGCCGTCTGGTGGACAAATATTTCGTTTCGTTTCATGTGATAATTGTGCTCTATAATTCCATATATCTGTCAAATCTCTCATTAATTTTACTAATTGATGTCTATTTAGGGTTGAAAACCAAACAGGTTCACTATAATTTCCTAAAGAATTAATATTTTGAAATAATGTAAGAATCCGCAATTCTAGATTCTTTTGAATTGATAACTCACTAGAAACATCTTGAATTATTGTATCAATATGAATTTTTAACATTTTGCTAATTTGTATAAGTCTTTTCATATTTTGTATCACTTGTCTAGGTATATTATTTCGATTATATGGATTTTTCACCACTCCTTCTGCTTTTATAACCAAATTATAGAGAGAAATAATATCAAACCCATATATGAAGTCATCCACATCTTTATAACTAAAAAATTGAGAATTTTTTAAATCTTTCACATCGTCACCTGTTAAAAAATCTGAATCATTTGTGCATAAACTTCTATCGATATATGCAGGGCCGTGTAATTGATTACATTTTCGTTGTAATTTCCCTCTAAAACTTTTTTGGATTTTAATAATAACAGATGACAATTTTAAAAACACGTATATTCTTGACACTAATTCTTTTTTGTTACCAGATACTTTTAATTTATAATTTTTTGCAAAAGATTTTAATTGAGAGACTGAATAATTATAACCAATCACTAATTCATATGAATTAACTGTTGGTAAGACGATATTATCGTCAGTAATTTTTTTTAGATTACTAACAACTGGAATTGATTTTTCACATTCACTATTAATTATATTCATATAATCATCTATAGGCATTATTGTAATGACAATATTATTTTTTTTAAAAAATGACACTTTAAATAATTTTCCATTTATCATTTCTATTATAAACTAATATAATAATATCCTTTTGAATTATTTTAATAATTAATAATTAATAAATAATATTTCAAAGGGATTTCACTGAGAATTTTTAAAAAGATGTATTTATATTCTACAGCATTTATCGTGTGATGGATTTTTATTTTCTTTTATATTTATTTTTTCATTCAAAAAAAAATTGATTTAAAGATAATCGAATAGAATATAGTATAATACACACAATGGCAGACACAATCGTTGACGGCACTCTATTTAATGTTGAGAATATTCGCTATTCCGCTCCCAAGGCTGGTGGGAGTGGTGGAAAGAGCATTAATATTTTAAATAAATCTACTAATTCTGGAATTAGATTATCATCCCCACTAATGCTAACGTGGGGTGCTTCAGATTTTGTAGATGAGAAAACTGGTAAGGGAAATGGAAAATTTGATATGTCACTTCAATTTCCTAGCTCCGAATATAAAAATGATGATACTGATGCGTTCCTTGCGAATATGATGGCATTTGAAGGTAAGATTAAGGCAGATGCTCTAGCTAATTCAAAAGAATGGTTTGGGAAAGTTCATAAAAACGCAGAAGTTGTTGAAGCGCTTTATTCTCCTATGCTTAAATATAGTAAGGATAAGCATACTGGTGAGCCTGATATGAATAAAGCACCAGTTTTGCGTGTAAAGCTTCCTATCTGGGAAGGAGTATGGAAATGTGAAATTTATGATGAAGATGATAACAAGTTGTTTCCAAATCCGTCAAATCCTGGAGTATCACCTCTTGATTTCATCCTAAAGGGTACAAATGTTGCGGTCTTAATGCAGTGTGGTGGTCTATGGTTCGCAAATGGAAAGTTTGGATGTACTTGGAAGCTAATTCAAGCAGTAGTTCAAAGACCCAAGGCTTCATTATCTGGACAATGTTTTATTAAGTTGAAGCCAACTGATAAGGCAAAGTTAAAGTCGGCTACTGCTCCAGATACTGACCCAACTGATGGACCTGTGACAAGTACAGTTGTTTATGATTCCGATGACGAAGAACAAGATGAAGAGGAACCATCCGCACCTGAATCCGTATTTGTTCCTCCTACTCCTCCTGTTGTAGTTGCTGCTCCTACTCCTGCTCCTGCTTCTGCTCCTGTAGAAGAGCCAAAGAAGGTTGTGAAGAAGATTATCAAGAAGAAGGTTGACGCGTAAAATAATAAAAATATAAAAAATAAAAACATTAGATAACCTAGAAATAAAAATATTAATAATAAAAAATGTATATAATTGTATATTTTTTATTTTGGAGGATTCTAAGTGTAAAAATATAACAAAAAAACAATATATACATTTATGTTTGTTATTTATTTATTTTTATATTTTACATTACTTATCATTTTGTTCATCTTGAAGATATATATTCTTTATTTTTTGACATAATTCTTCCCCTACTTGTTCAGGTCTAAAATTATGTTCGAGAATCTGTTGCAGTTTTGACCAGTTATAATCTCTCCGGGTGGCTTCGGGAGATTGATACAAACACGTTTTATTAACAAAATTATCCAATAATTCTTTTTTATTCAAAAAGATGTCTGGTATAATTTCTATCATTCTGGTGGCGGCTATTTTGGAACAAGGTTCGTATGACATTTTTTTTGAACGTAAACGGATGTGGTATGAAAATTATAATTGATTATATTATGTGGGAAAGTGTGCTCATAATATATTTATTTAAACGTAAATCAATTTTTTTCATTTACACCTTTTCTCATTTAAAATGCCCATTATTTACTTCCAGTCATTCATATTGCGACATAAAGGACATAATGGGGTTTGGTCGTTAGTTCCAAATCCCTTTTCTGTAATTTTATACCAACAATCATTACAAACTCTATGATTACATTTTAAAATTAACATTAATTTATTTTCTAAACACACACAACAGTCTTCTACTTGATTTGTAAAAGTATGTTTTCCCATTTGAATAGCACAATTCATACACATACCATTATGACAAAATGTTACCCATTTTGGTTGTTTTACATTACAATATTTATAATTTCTACATTCAACTGGAACACAGCAGTTTGAGGGACAATAACCATTATGCTCTCTGTGACTACAAATACATACTTCCTTATATTCGTCAGTTTCTTCATTATAACATTCGCAACCACATTGAATTAAACATTCGCCATTTCCGTTACAAGATGACATATTAATTAGTTAATTGTAATATTTTTATATTAAAATTAAATTAACTCTAATATAAAATGGGCATTTTAAATGAGAAAAGGTGTAAAATTCATTCACTAAAGTTTTTGGATTCATCTCCGCAACGTTTTACTCGATCTACGTTTTCCTCTAGATATTTTTTTTGTTTTTCTTAATTTCCTTGTTTTTCTCGTTTTTCTTTTTTTACCACCTTTTAATTCTGATGGAATATTTATATATTCCATATTTTGTTTCAATGCGGTTGCTTTGACTGTATAACCTCTACCATTTCTGCTACCTGCACCAGAATATATTAAATGTTTTTCTTTAAAATCAGGATCCATCAATTTTATCACTTGTAACATTGTTGGTCTATTATTTTGTGCATTAGCACTATTTGTAATAATAAATATTTCAACACCTTCGGAGTGAAGTGTAATAAACATATTTTTTATTAATTCTACTCGTTCTGTACCACCGAACATATAATTTAATGCGTCCGCTGGATTGCAATTATAAAGTGGATCATTCCACAATCTTCCAATTGGCATTATTGCTCCTTCAAGCACACTAAGGGTCCTATCCCAATCAAATACGGCAATTCTATTTGCTGTGTTGTCATGAACCCAGTTTAATATCGAAGTAATATCTGCCTGAGTTATTCCATTCGATGGATTGAATGGTTCTATTTTATTATTACTTTCGCGTAATAATTCTGTATATGTATTAGCACCATAATTGGTTATATATCCATTATAATAATTATTTTTATTTCCCAATGAATTTATATTTGTGTCATCTATTTTCATTGTCCGAGAATTGGGGAAATGTCTTTGCCAATTATCTATATGCTGTGCGTCATTGTCCAAAAAAATAGTAGGCATTTATATATTAATATTAATATTATTATTATATATTTTATTAGGGCTCGAAAAAAATTGATTTACTTTTCATTAAATATATTATACGCATATTTTCATAAGTAATATAATAAATTATAATTTTCAAATCTTTCTACTAGAGCTCGCTTTAAAACAATGCAGAACCGTAATATGATTATCTACCATATTGATGAATATGGATCTCTGGATCATTACACCATTAATGACGTATCATTTCCATTTTTGTTCCCAGAGGATCAGGCTTTAAAAAATATAGATAATATCACAACTTGTATAAATTGTATGGAATATGGAGTCATTAATAATATATTTCTTGGACCTTGTGCGAATTGTGCTGGTAATTTTGACAATAAATGTGGGAAAGGGTTCATTTCTTGGGGAAAAGAATTACGCACCAAATCTACTGACCATATTAATAGTGTATTTGATACTTACTTGAAAACCACCGCCGAACTAAACTGCCACGGTATAAAACATACAGACGCATTAATGTTCATAATAGATAGACTAGTTTATTGTTTAATTAAAAAACACGGATCTGAAAAAGAATATGATATTTACAAATTAGCTAGATATTTACATAACCTACGAGGTAATCCTAGGGAGACTCTTTCCCGAATATATGCTGCGAATAATCTTCCGACCAGAGAATTGTATAATAGAAACTGGAGTGAATTTTGGAGACCTTGGTCATTGCCTGATTCTCTATGTAGTTCTTCAGAAGAAGAAGAAAACCGTCGTATCCCCTATCAAGATATTCACATTGACGATGATATTTCTGAACTATCTGGAAATGATTTTGATTTTGATGATGATATTTCTGAACTAACTGGAAATGATTTTGATTTTGACGATAATGATAATGAAAATGTTTGGACACCTCAAGAACAAGAACAAATAGAACAAACAATCATTAAAGCGTGTAATAATAATAATTATTACAATTAATTTATATAAAAAATAAAAATAATAAAAAATAAAAATAATAAAAAATAAAAAACAAAAAATAAGAAATAAAAATATGTATATAATATTTATTTGTTTTTTATTCTAACATACCAAAAAAATTGAAATACTTTTAAATAAATATAACATAAGCACATCTTATTAAGTAATATAATTAATTATCAATATCCATATCCAAATCCAAAATGTCGTATTTTAATGAAGAAGCGCCCTTTTATATAAATGAACGAATGAATGGAGTTGACGAATCCATTCCAGAATTCAAATACTATTATAAAAATGGACAAATACAAAGTTATTTGTATAAAGGGATATTTTACACAGGAACCTGGCCTGAATACTGGGCCAAATTTATGTATGAATACGGAGAAATGAACGAAGCTGGACCACCTCATTGCCGTAAATGTGTTATGTGTGGATCAAAAGGCGGAGTAATGATTGGACCGTGTATAGATTGTGCTTGTTGTTATAATGATTTTGAACTCGGACCAGGATTCAATAATTTTAGAAAGGAAGCTACCATCATTATAGAAGGAAAACCTGTACCGAGTGTATATGAATTACATATGAAATATGTAGACATTTCAACAATTGGACGACCTGTAGAACTTGTATTGGAAGAATCCTTAGAATTAGCGTGTAATGAATTGAAAGACAAATTATTTGATAAGCACGGGTCAAGTGTGGATGAAATAGAAGCAATTGAAAGCTTAATTCGATTTATCAAAAGTTTTGAGAACCCTGAAGAAATACGTAAAAAAATAGATAGTGCGCTACTTATTCCCGATTCCAAGATGTATAATCAGAACTGGGCTGGAACCGATTGGGAATGGTTTACGGGTCAATTGAACCGTGATGAGTCTACCAGCTGGGCATTCACCGATGAAGAATTGACATCCGTTCACGAAGCACAAGAGATTATTCGCAATTTAGTTGCGTCTAACAATAATAAAAATGTAGATACTTCTTCTTATGAAGAAGATGAAAAATAAAAAATATAAAAAACATAAAAAACATAAAAATCATAAAAATCATAAAAAACATAAAAATATAAAAAATATAAAAAATGTATATATTGTATTTTTTTTACTTCAAATAATATAAATATTATTTATTATTGTATTACAGTACAATAATAAAAATGAAATTGGTTGATTGGGTAGATAAAAAAAAATATAAATTATCAAATAGTATGATATACAAGAATCCCAACGCACTCTATTTTTTCGACAAAAATCCAGAAAAAATAAATTGGTTTTGTTTATCACAAAATACAAATCCAGCAGCAATCAACTTGATAGAACAACACCCTGATAAAATAAATTTAAATTGGTTATCGGGAAACCCATCCGCAATGCGTTTACTGGAAAAAAACTTTGATAGATATCTAAATGAAAATATTGGAACAATAAATTGGGATAATTTTTCACGTAATCCTAGTGCGATTTCTTTTCTAGAAAAATATTTATATAAAATTGAATGGAATATGTTATCGTTAAATCCGGCAGCTATTCCTTTATTGAAACAGTATCCAAAAAATATAAATTGGCATTGTTTGTCACAAAATAATAATCCAATCGCAGTAGAATTATTAGAGGAAAACCTTGATAAAATTGATTGGAGCTTTTTGTCGTCAAATCCATCCGCTATGGAATTATTAGAAAAAAATCCCGATAAAATTGATTGGAGCTTTTTGTCGTCAAATACACATCCACGCGCTATTTCTTTGTTGGAAAAAAATATAAATAACATTGACTGGAATTTTTTATCTAAAAATCCTAACGCAATTCACATATTAGAACAAAATCAATCATCTATAAATTGGTATTATTTATCAATGAACCCTTCTATATTTTTGAGCGAGCCATATACATCACTCAAATGATTCTTCAAATTTTATTTTTATGATTAGATCGGCCTTTTTATCGATATTATAAATATCATTTTCAATAATTTGCGATATTCCTTGTTTTTTTAAAATATGTGTCTGATTCTTTCTACAAAAAAGAGTATCAATTGGGATATCAAACAATCTTTCACCAACTTTTACTGTTATCATTTTTTGTAGTAAGAGAGAAAAAGTAAATAATATTTTTACTTCTATAACCAAATTATTATTTTCATCTATCGATATATTTTCCGGTAATTCAGGAATACATTTTACAATAAGATCTCCATTTTCACTACCACTGCCACTATCGCTGTCAAAATATAATTCACTATGCCAAAGTGGGACATAATACAATTTATTGTTTACATCTAATTTATAAATATTGTTATTAAATAAGTCGTTTATACTAGGGTTCAACACATAAATCTGCATATCTTTGAATTTTTCCAAAATAATATTGCGAACTTTATTTGTGGTTTCCTCGCTAATATGAAGAATATGTTTATATTTTAAAATAAAATCATATACCACCATCGATTTTTCCTTATCTAAACCTTCGAATAATTTTACCGAAATGTCTTTGTATCCACTAACAATATCTTTAATAATAGTTGAAATAAATTGAGTACAATTTCCTTTTACTATACTATCTATAAACGTGTTTAATAATTGAACATAGCCTCCAGTATTTGAAAAATGAAACATATTTTCATCGTCATTATCATTATCATTGTCACCATATTTATCATTACATCCATCTTCGTTAGAAAATTCATTTATAATATCCATTTCTCTCTTTAACAAATTATACGCTTCATTAATTTTTTGGAATTTCTCCTTTGATTCGATTGTATTACCATTTTTATCGGGATGATATTGTAGTGCCATTTTGTGATATTTTTTTTTAAAGTATTTTATTTCGGAATGTTCTATTTCTAGAATTTCCATTGCTATTTTTATATCCATAGTAACTAGTTAAATATTTATATATTTAAGTAATTATAATTACTGATCAATGTTTTATTTTTCTTCGTGACGTTTTCGACTTTGGTGCGTGTGACCTCCTGAGTTTACTGTTGAAGGAGTTTTTTCTCAAGTGTATTTTTTTTGAAATATGTCTTCTTATTTTTTTTGTTCTTTTTGAAGCGACGCGGCGCCTTTTGCTTCTCTTAATGCTACGGATTGATCCAAACTCGGGAATATTAGTGAAGGATTTTCCATTGCTATCTAGACGGCTCCCTCCAAAACCTGGTTGACTTCCCCCGTGATCTCTCTCAATTTCCATATTAGTTTCCCAAAAATCTTGCTGGTTTAAACCCTCAATTGGTTCGTTTAATTTGTCAACAATATTTTGTGTAAAATCTATAATATTCTTACGGGTTGCTATCATTTTACATCCATCAGTTTGAGGGATTAATTTGTTGGTGTTGTCAGGATTTACATATATATCAAAACACGAATCAAAATCACTTGAACTAACCGTGATAAAATAGTTTGTATCTTTAGGCGATTGTAGGGTATATTGAAATTTTTCTCCATTATATGATACATTACTTATTCGAAAAGGTATCTCGTTAAAAACTGAACTTTTAACGGTTTCAGGAATTACAATAGTGGCATCAGTCCTTTTAATTTGGCTAGGTGTATATTTTACTGCTGTATTTACTGGTATATGGAATCCCAAACGTTCATATATTAATATTCGTTTTTGCTGATCTAAACTCTGATCTGTTGTAGATGATGCGGATAAGGAAAAAAGATCATCATTATTAGAATTATATATAGTTTTAGCAATATAATTAAATAATTTAAATATATAATTTCTACCTCTAAGGTGTGGCGCAACACATACAGTTTCAATTAAAAAACTTCCAGAGGGATTCGATATCATAGCGAAAAATGCCAATTCTGTAGGTCTTAAATTTGGTAAATGTTCTATTTTATACTGAGCAAAATCAAAATAACCATAAACGTATGTATAATCTGAATTGGCGTAATCTTTTATTTCAAAATTAACATCAAAACTACTTTTCACAAGATTATTAATGAGTGGTTTAATTTCTTCATCAAATGAATCGTATTTTACTTCAAATGTTTTTAAACATCCATTTATAACACGTAAAACCTCAGATTCATCATTACTGTAGTATACTATAGGTATTGACGGGTCTGATTTATGTGTTTTTTTATATTTATCTGAAACTTTAAGGTTAGCTAAAGCATCAGCGAGAGTATTTACATCATCCTTAGTCCCTGTTACACCTGATTTAGTATAGTCACCAGCATGACACGACAATTGTGATATAGTAATATTTGGTATATTGGGATATTTGGTATTTATGTAAATAAATATATAATCAAGAATAATTCGCAATGTAGTTGTAAAAGAACTGTCTCCTTCACCAATATCTACATACCTATCATAATTTAAAGGAAATATTTTTTCAGGTGTATTAGTCCCATTTAATATATAAACGCCAAAATTTACACCTCCCAATGGTTTTGTATTAAATCCAAGAGTCATATCCTTTACGTCATTGATCGAATCTATTTTGGTGATTTGAGGATCTACATCATTTGAAAATATAGAACCATTATTTGTTGCGAAATATGTAGTGAATTTATCAATTAAATTACAATTATTACTTAAAGTTTTAATTATTGTAAGCATTTGACTTGAATATAGAAATTGTCCTGGTGGTGAATATTTAATTAATTTTACATTCTTATTATTATAAATTATAGGGGTGGTCAAATTGTACTCGAATTCTGGAAGTTGTGATTTTAATAGGGATCCTATGGGTATTAAATTCGTATTGTCAATTTGATAACCACCGTGTGCTACTATATACACACATACATTATTTGGAGTAGACATAATATATAATAATATATATTATATTTTTTGGAGCATCTGTGATTTTTGTATTATTTATTACACAGAAAGATATTATTATTATTATTATTATTATGGAAAATTATGAATAATACTTGTCAAATAAAATAAATAATGCTCTAAATGATAGATTGGTCGATAATTATTATTATAATATTGAAAAAAAGAATATGTTTTTATAAACATTTTTGTCACAGACGCACCTTCTATTTTTTTATTCTCTATTAATGTGGAATTAATATATAAAATACATTCTGAAATATCCAAATTATAAATAAATATATCGTATAATAAATCCCGGAATTTAATAAATTTTAAATCATCCACATTTATCATTGCGTCTATTATTTTATTGCATATAATTTTACACGGATGCATCAATTCATTATTAGCTATGTGTAAATTTTTAATATTTGTTATTTCCTCTAGTTTCATATTATTCGGCATCTTCTTTTTCAAACATTTATTATATGTGCTTTTTGTTGGTCTCGATATATTAATTATTTCACTGCTGTTTAAAATAGAATCTGGAATAAAACTAATATGTTCTGTTATCATTATATATTTTAATTCAATTGAAGTAGTATTATTTTTTTGTATATAGCTGTAAAAATTTTCCAATAATTCACTATGTATTTCGTGAAAATTTTTACAAACGATTATAAAAGATTTTTCACTTTTTGTTGACACAATATCTATAATTTGCATATAAATTTCGTGCCATAATAATTTGGAATTACAACCCAAGAGAGACATATCCAATTCAAAATGAATATCACTTATCTTATAAAAATAGGATTGTTTGTTATACATTACACATATTCGTTTTTCATATTTTAATTCTGATGGGCTATATTTTTTAATAGATCGTAACATTTGTGTATATTTTCCTGTCCCTTGTGCTCCAAAAAAAATAATATTACGCAAATTTCTGATGTTCTTTGGAAATTTATCAAATATTTTTTCTAATTTTGGATGCAGATTTTCCTTTGCGTTGGAAGATAAATAATCATCAAAATGGGATTCAAGAAATTTCATTTACTTATTTATTATCCATATAAACAATCTTTTATTTCATATTTCACACTATATTTGTTTTTATTTATGAAACGCGGAAAAGGTATAAATATATCACATTATTCATGTATAATACATAAATTATAAATGAACATTGTAAAAAATATCAATCAATATGATGAAAATAACATTTATTTTTCAGACCCAATAAAAAATAACGTGATCATAGATGGAACCTTCACACGAATTATTTATTCGACACCTATATTTATTTTAAATGGAATTAGCTTACTCGTCCCGTTAAACGATATTTATATTGAAAAATACTATAATAAATATAAGTGCTCATTCAATGTAAATACACACTTGGAATTAATTGAAAGCATAAAATCAATTGAAGAAAATATATTAAAAATAGTAAATATCAAAAATAAAATTCCACAATTCAAGGTTTCGTCCCAATTAAAAAACGGGAATATTAAATTTTTTTTAGAAAATATTGATAAAATAACCAATAATTTGTTTATTCTTAAAATTTCCGGGATTTGGGAAACCGCTACACAATACGGAGTCACATATAAATTTTTAAAAATTAACCATCTGTGACAAAGTATTTCAATATTATACCTAAAGTGATGACAGTTATTATACTCAATGTTTGAATTAAATATATAAACATTCCAGTGACCTTATTAAGGGAAGATGTTTCTTTGAACCCGTTATCTTGTGTTCCCTTATAAAAGGTGTATAATTGAACCATAAATAAAATAACAAAAATATTCATAAATAAATAATAATTTTCAGTAACGTGTCCACTAGTAATTGTTTTAAAATATGACCCTAATAAATATAGTAAATAAAGGATAATCCCAATTATTACTAAAAATGGTCCAATAGTATAAAATAATGCTAGTAAAAATGGGAATCCTCCTTGTGGATATGATTTAGAAATATTGTTCATTAATATTCCGACTAATAAAAAAACACCGGATATTATAAATGAATATCCTATCATCATACCAGTTAATCCCGATATACTATTTGCACCAATTGTTATTAACACAATAATTATCCCAACAACTATTAAAGAATTATATATATAGGAAAACCAGTTTGTTAGCATCTTATATATAGTTTATATTTTTTTATTTGTTTTTTGGTTTTTGTTTTTTTTTGGTTTTTGTTTTTGTAGTTTTTGTTTTTAGTTATAATATTATTTTTATTTGCAAAATAATATTATTTTTAGTGGGGTAATGTTATATCATTATTTTCTACGGATATTGTATATTAAATACTATATTATGAGTCGATTAAATACTTCATCCAATCATCCGTTAATACCTAATTCACAACAATACATGTTCGAAAAACAATATATATCCATTGATTCAGAAGATCGAAATATTTTAAAATATCCCCGTTCGAGTGAATTTGAAATAGAGTTACCACAAGATTACTGCAATGTTCAATCGGTTAGATTAAGTAATTGGACTTTTCCTTTAATATATAATACTTTTTCTTATATCAAAGAAAATATTACCATAACATTTAAAATAACGAATCCATATAACCCCGGCGCGTATGGGGTGGCCGATCCATACCTAGATATACTTTTTCAAGCGCTTTATGCAAATGTACAAACTGAATATGTATGTGTCATTGAAGAAGGTAATTATAGCGTTGAACATATGGCTACAGAATTAACTCGTAGATTTAATATTACTGTGTCTGATGTGATTCGTGAGTATTTAACAATTAACGCTCCTGGATTTTTGACACAGTTTAATACTGATAAAGGATACAATCAATTTGTCATAGTTTATAATACAGTAAGTCAAAAATTATGGTTCGGAAATAAAAGTTCTGAATTTATTTTAACGAATAGTTCATCTATTTATGAAAATATAACAGATAACCTTAAATGTGTGAATAAATCATTATACCCCGAGTACACTAATTGGGGATTACCTTTTTATTTAGGATTTTCTCGTGTTGATGCAACCACTACAGCATCATCTACCTTGTTAGAACCCAGGTTTTATTATGGTGATGTTGTTGTTGGTGACAATGGATATTGGTTAAAACCTGACGCAGCTTATATTGGTGCTTCTGTATATTATTTAGAAGCAATTGAGAGACTAAATATTAAGGGTGACAATTATTTTTACATGGAAATTGATGGTTTAAATAATATTGATGAAACGATACCATATTCTACCACATATTCTACTACTCATTCAAATGAAACGAACGGTGTCGTTAAAGCAGCATTTGCAAAAATTGGTATAATCTCTGGTGTTTATCCTTTTCAACCGTGGAATAGTGATAACGCAAATACTATGAAAATTTACAATCCACCAGCAGAGAGAATACGAAAGTTGAAAATTAGAATTAGATATCATAATGGACAATTAGTTGATTTTGGACAGTTTGATTATTCCATTATGTTAGAATTGACAATGTTTAGACCTCAAAATCTAAAGGATTATAAAATGTATATTCCTGAAACAATTGCTAATTTTTATAATTAGATTTTTGGTTGAAATATTATTTTACTTTATATTCTGTCTGTATCCATTCTAAAATCGCCTTTTTATCACAGCTTTTATAGTCTTCTTTGAACCCTCCTAATTTTAAAAATTGTGGTTTTGTCATCTTTGATGTCTTATAAAAAATATAATCGCCAAATTTTCCATTTCTAATGCTAATATTATCATTTAATTTTCTTATAATATTCGCAGTAAAACTTTTTTTATTGGAATCTGTTGTATCCTTATCCTTTTCAATTATTTCCAAAATATCTTCATATGTTATATTTTCCATCGGTCTATTACCAAAACACGATAACGATTTGGAGTTTTCACCCCACGACACATATAATCCGTATTTTCCTTTTTTCAATAGCAAATCGAATCCTTGATATTTTCCCGCACACATATTATCATTTTTCGTGTATTCTATTATATCTTCCAACTTATACTCACCTCTCTCCAGTTTTTGTAAATCAATGTCTTTTTTTACCGGAATAAAGGTTACGGTGTCTTTGTCTTTGTCTTTGTCTTGCTCGGCCTTTATACTATCATTCTGCTTTATACCATCATTCGTTTTTATACCATCATTTTGCTTTATACCATCATTCGTTTTTATACATTTTATAACCGGTCCATATTTCCCTATCATATAAAAATGTGTATCATCTATTTTAATCTCGTGTTTCTTTTCACCGTTTAATTTTTCACATAGAACATTTAATTCTTGTAAACACAACTCACACGTATTGTACCATATTTTTTCTCCTTTACTAATTTTATCCAAATCATCTTCCATATTTTTTGTATATTCGTAGTTGAATAGTTCATTGAAATTCTTATCTAGAAACTCCATAACAATTATTCCCAATTGCTGAACAACTAATTTACCCTTTTCATTGCCAAACTCTCTCGTTGTATTGGTTTCTGTTAATACATCGTCTTCTAATTCAAAGTCTTTACACACTATTTGTTTCCCTTTCACGTCTTCTTTTTTCACATATCCACGTTCTTGAATTTTATCAATTAATGTAGCAAAAGTGGATGGGCGACCTATTCCATTCTCTTCTAAAAGCTGTACTAATTTTGCTTCTGTGTAGTGTTGTTTCGTATTTTTAATAGTAACTATCGATGTTAATTTTTTAAATGTGAGAGAAATATTCTGTTTTAATTGTAATAAATAATGATATTCCTTGTTATTATTTTCCTCTTTGTCCAGTTTATTTTTTACTATTTTCCAGCCTAAAAAATCGGGAGTTTCACTACTATGTGTGTATTTGGTTTTGTTATACGCCGAAATCGATGAAGTAAATGAAAAATACTCTGCCGGCGACATACAACTTTCCAAGGTGGTTTCCCATATCAATTTATATAATTTTTTCTCTCTTGGTTCCATATCAGACGGAACATCTTTTAACGTAATATCCGTAGGTCTTATCGCTTCGTGAGCTTCTTGAGGGGCAATTTCTTTTGTTTTTGTGGGCGTTTTTTTCTCTTTTGTTGCTTTTTCTTTTGTTGGTGTTGTTTTTTCTTTTGTTGGTGTTGTTGTTAGGGTATCATCGTGTGCGTTTGATAATTCATCAATTTTCGTATGAATATATTTTTCATCTGTGTAATTTTTTATAATATATTTCTTTGCGGATTCAATAAAATCTTTACTATATTTCTTACTATCTGTCCTCATATATGTAATATATCCACCTTCATATAATGTTTGGCAAATTTTCATTGTTTCTTTGGGAGAAATATGCATTTCATTGCTCGCGACTTGTTGAATTCTAGAAGTTGTGAATGGCTCTGGTTGCTGTTTAAATATGCGGAATGGTTCTGTCCGCGTATATATGTGATCAAAATCAGCTGAATTTTCTAGGAAGTCTGACATGTCTGATTCATTTTCATAATGTTTATTCAAATCAAATGGAATACATTTATTACTAAAATAGCCAGTGGTATTATAGACTTTATTTCCAGGCGAATTATTTATTTCTTGTTGATTTTCGTAAATTAATTTTAGAGCGGGGGTTTGACATCTCCCAGCACTCAAACTATTCTCTGAATTTTTAGATATATATTTCCATAATAACGGGGAAATGGTAAATCCAACTAATAAATCGAGAATTTGGCGCGCCTGTTGGGAGTGTACTAGATCCATATTTATCACGGTTGGGTTTCTGATTGCGTGTTGAATCGCGGTTTCAGTTATTTCATTAAAAATAATACGTTTTGTTGTGCTAACATTTAAATCGAACATGGAACATACGTGCCAAGCGATGGCCTCTCCTTCACGGTCACCATCTGACGCCAATATAACATCATCCGCGCTTACGATTTCTTTTCTTAAAAATTCAATGTGTTTTGCTTTTTTTGGGTCATCTACATTTTCATATTTTGTTTCAAAATGGTTGTTATAATCAATTGCTTTTAATGATGTAAGTTGACGCAAATGTCCAAAGGTGGCGACACATTTATATCCTGGTCCCAAATATTCTTCTATTTTTTTACATTTTGCCGGAGATTCGACGATTACTAAGCTGGTCGTAGTTTTTGCGTATTTTTTTGACATTTTGTAATTTATTTCCTTATAACTACATTTAATATATCCATATTTCTATATCATTTACAGATATTTTGATACCATTTTTATTTTATGAAATGGAATCAAAGAGAGAAAAAGCTATCTAAAATATTTTTGTATTAAAATCTATTTTTATACGTCATATTTTTTTTGATAGGAATTTTCCTATAAGTATAATTTTTTCTTATGTTGGTATTGCTATTAGTATTGGTATCAATTCGCTTTACAACCGTATCTTCTATTTTTTCAATATGTTCTATTAATTGTTTATTAGTTACTATATTTTTATCAGATTGTCCCTGCTTTATAAGATACTTATTTAATTTGTCGTTTATATCGAAGCCCTTTTTAATTCCATTGTTTACTGCTGCTGATTCATTTATTTTTTCATATCCAGGGAATCTAGTTAAACTGACTTCACACGTTGATTCCGCAAGTACGCCATTTGCATAAATCCCATAATTTTCATATTTATTTTCATTTTCCAATACAATATGATAAATATTACAAATACTATTATCGGTTACTTCCTCAAAATCTGTGTTAAAATACGCAATTAATTTATATTTATCTTCCAGTGTGATTTTATAATCATTGTAATATTTTATCATATTTTTTATATCATTTATATATTCCTCATCATATTCATCTTCATCTCTAAATTTAATATTGTAATTATTGTAACGCTCTATTAATTCATCCATTTTTTCAAATTCTTCGTTGGATAAATTGTCATATAAAAGAGCGTGAGAACCGGTCACATATAAATCAGCAATTAATGCTGGATTTTTCGATTTCGATAATTTATATAATTTATGCATGGTATGTTCTCTCGCGTTTAATATAGATCCTTTGATAATTGTTTTTGCTCTTTTATATTGGTCTTCAAATTTCCCATTTTTTTTGTATATTTTTACAAATGTATCTTCTTTTATATCTTCGATGGGAATATATTTTTCCTTTTTGTCTATGAAGCATAAAATTTTTGTGCCTTCCTTAAAACATATTGCACTGATTTCAATAATAATATCGGATGCTATTAGTTGTCCAGTTGTGACATCATAAATGTATAGGTGGTTAAGACCGCTTGTGTGAATTAATACGTTGGGAAATGTAAAAGTATCTGGGGTTGTAACTGTAGTCATTTTTAAAACATTATTACCTCCATTATTTGCAATATATAAATATCCGCTTGTATCGATTGTTATCCCATATGGTAGATTTAATAAAGGGGAAGACGCAAAAATGATCGTATTTGACCCATTTGGAAATACTTTTAAAATTTTATTAGTGATATTGGCGGTTACATATAAATTTCCATTTACATCAAATACTAATCCAACTATATATCCAGTAAATAATGGAGATGTTGCATAAGTAGATATACTGCCGCCACCAGGGCTGATCTTTGCAATTCGATTGTTTCCTGAATCAGCAACATATAAATTTCCAGAATTATCGAATACTATTCCGTGTGGGTCATTTAAACCACCAGTATAATATACAGATGCACTACCTCCTCCCGGCAGTATTTTTATAATGTTATTACTAGCTGTATTATTAGAAACATATATATTTCCACTATTATCAATTTCTAATCCATATACAGTAACCGCTAGAGGAGCGCCAGAATAATATATAGATTGAACCCCAGCCGTATCTATTTGCACAATTTGTGGTGTTATACCTCCTAAAATTCTAAATACATATAAATTATTGGAACTATCAAATACCATTCCAGTACTAAAATTATAATCAAAAACAACTGAAAACGGTGTTATAACACCTATAGATGATACTTTGTATATAGTTTGACTACCTGCAGCGCCAACATATAACACACCAGAATTATCATACGCAATACCAACTGGACTACTTATACTTGGAACAAACACTGTCATGGGTGTTGATGGCACAACATATGTATCAGACACAGTAGAACCTAGCACATTTTTTAAAACATACGAATTTTCTGGCGCAGCAAATACAGATGGATTAGAATATGTCAGTATTCCTGGCTGATTTTGTACTAGTGGAGATGGGTATGTGTTTATAGTTGTCATAATATATCTTAATAAATATTAGATATATTATTTTATATTTTAAACCCAGAAAATGTTATATTTATTTTACTTTACTTTTGTGACATTTTCTTAAAGCTATTCCATGATACATTGAGCGTTTCCTTCGGAACTACTTTTACAACGGTCTTATCGTGCTCATCATTTATTTTATCTGCCTTTTTTAGAGCACTATCCACATATAATTCTTTTAATAAAGAACCAACGATATAAGAACCATCGTGCTGGTCAATTTCACCATCTTCAATATTTCGCAACACATTTAAGAATCTATTTAATATATTTAAATCAATTTCATCTTTGCGAATTTTGTTGTAAATATCCGTATAATAGGTAAACAAAAATTCACATTCGACTACACCTTCCTCATTTATTTTGTCTTGATTATTCTTATATTTATTTTTTAACATTAGAAGTTTATTAATATCATCTTGAAGCAAATGACTATGTTTCAAACTGCGGATTAATTCAGTTTGGTCCTCCACATTATTCGCCTTTATCATTTTTTGTAAATGTAATCTTTCATTGTCGTCCATATAAGTATTTTATTGTTATTTTTTTATATTTTATTCCGCGTAAATATATTATAATATTATATTATATATAATGGTGTATACAGTCCCCCCACCGCAAATGAGTGGAATGCTTGGCGCAACTCCGAGAGATAGCGCAATTGAGTCAATGAATCAAAAAAACGATATTCTTACTTCATTGGTGAATGTAGGTGGTAGTAAACGAGGTTGTAGTCATAAACACAAATGCAGTCATAAAGACAAATGCAGTCATAAAGACAAATGCAGTCATAAACACAAATGTAGTCATAAACATAGTTGTGGTCATAAACACATTGGTAAACTAAGTAGAAGACGTGGTCATAAACGAAGTAGTATTAGAGGAGGAGCTGCTGGGGTTGTAGTTGCTGAACCACCCGGATTAAATTTAGTAAATGATCCTTCTGCTGGAACGTCTCAATCTATTGCGAATCAAATTACAACAAACGCATCACAAATTAATCAATCAGGTGCGAATGCTGCGTTTGATAGTAAAGTTGTATTGGCTCCAATTCCTCCACCTCCAGTTAGGGGTGGTAAGAAATCGAGAAAAACGAGAAAAACGAAGAAATCGAGAAAATCAAAGAAAACGAAGAAATCAAGAAAATCGAAGAAATCGAAGAAATAAAATCGTCACATATAAAATATATATTTTAGTATTCGTATAATATAGTATATATTCAATGAAACATAGCAGACATAAAAAAGGCGGTGATATAATGCATTCTTTAGCATCAGTGAAAGGAAATAATAATTTATTATTAGCTGAAATGGATAAATTTATAGATAATTCCGAAAACCCTGAGGAATTTTTTAAATTACAAACGCTTGCAAAAGAATCGAATAAATTTATAAGTAACCTTATAGAGGAAGTACAAGAACATGAAACCGTATTTAATGATAGAGAAGACAAACTAGATAAAATCAATAGTGTTATGAATGATTTACTATCCAAAATTGAAGAAAAAATACACGAATTGAGAGAAAAAGATACTGACTTAAATAAAAATCATATTGATAAATTAACATTATTAACCTTACAATTAAACAAACTTAGGGAATCTATTAAAAAAACAATCGGAGGAAAAATAAAGAAATCAAAGAAAAATAAGAAAACAAAGAAAACCAATAAAAATAAAAAAACAAAGAAATCAAAGAAATCAAAGAAATCAAAGAAAAATAAGAATTAGGTAATAGATTCTCTATAAATTATATATTATTATTATAAGATGCCCAAAGGAATCGATTGGATTAATTTCATATATATAAATTTAGGATTTATCTCACAAGTATTCGCAATATATTTGTTAACTGGTATATCCGAAATTAAAAAAAATTGGCCGAAATACAGATGTAATCCAATGTATATGCCATTGTCAGATAATATTGAAAAAGATTTTGTATATTGTGTCCAAAATACGCAGACTAGTTTTATGGGCTATATATTACAACCAATCAATTATATTTTATCCAATTTATCATTTGTCGGAGGAGAAATGTCAGATTCATTGAATTATGTCCGCAGTATTGTAAGTAATATAAGATCATTTGTTACAAATATTGTTGAAAGTATATTTGGTGTATTTTTAAATCTTATCATTGAATTTCAAAAAATAACAATTAGTATTAAAGATTTAGTAGGAAAATTAATAGGTGTAATGGTTACAGTGATGTATGTGATGGATGGCAGTATTAAAACAATGCAAAGTACGTGGAATGGTCCTCCTGGACAAATGGTTCGGTCTTTATCCGGCAATTGTTTTCATCCCGATACAAATGTAAAACTGAAAAATGGAAATATTGTCAAAATAAAAGACCTGAATTTAGGAGATATTTTAGAAAATGGTAGTCGAGTGAATATCTTAATGAAACTAGATAATACCGAAAATGAAAAATTGTATAAAATTTCTGGAAAAGGTGTAAATGGAGAAGATATTTATGTTACAGGTACACATATGGTTTTATGTGAAAAAAGTGAAAAATTTATAGAAGTAAAAAAACTTATGGGCGCGACTGAACAAAATGTTATCGAAAGTAACTGGTTTAGTTGTTTAATCACAAATGATCACCTTATTAAAATCGGGGAACATACATTCTGGGATTGGGAAGATGATTTATTAAAATATCAAACATTGCTATGAGTATTTGGTATTTGGTAATTTTTGATCGAATATTATCCATTCAATATATATATGGTGGACAATATTTCACAAAGTATTCATAAAATAAATGAAATGTATACAGATTTAACATATTTTGACCAATATGGTGGATCAGTATTTATATTTATTGTATTGATCATAATTTTGTGCTTAGTTTTTGCTTACGCCACAGTTATGAAAAATATACAACCTATTAAAGATGATTGGGTAAATCAACGATGTAAGCCATCAGTCATTCCTTTTGCAGGATTTATTAATAAACCAGAAGACATGAGCGCTTTTGATTTTACTGGTCAAAATTTCACAGGATGTCTTCAAAATATTTTAATATCTATATCAGGGTATGCAATTCAACCAATATCATATGTAACACATACTTTGAGTGGATTATTTGAAGTAATAGTTGAAGCATTACAACAAATTCGTAAAATAACATCAAGTATCCGATCAAATATTTCGACTATTACAAGTGAAATAATGGGTAGAATTGCGAATATTATTGTTCCATTGCAACAAATTATTATAACCGTGGTGGATTCAATGGAAAAAGTAAAAGGAATTTTAACAGCTGGGTTATATACTAGTTTAGGCACCTATTATGTATTAAAATCATTATTAGGCGCAATAGTTCAATTCATCATTACTATATTAATCGTATTGGCAGCACTTATTTTGGCAATGTGGATAATACCATTTACTTGGCCAGTTGCAATGACTATGACTCTTGTATTTATATCTATTACGATACCTCTTGCAATTATTGTTGTTTTTTTTACAGAGGTTTTACATGTTCAAGTAGACATGTCTATTCCTGGAGTACCATCAAGACCTGCCGTTTGCTTTGATAAACAAACCATCTTTAAAATGGAAGATGGATCATATAAATCCATATACAATATAAATGTCGGTGATAAATTATTTAATAATGGATTTGTCACGTCTAAAATGAAACTATGTGCAAAAAACGCAGAAATGTATAATTTGAATGGAATTATTGTAAGTGGTAGTCATATGGTACAGAATGGCGATAAAATGATTCCAGTATCAGTTCATCCTTCTAGCAAGATAATAACAAATTATAGCGAATTATATATTTATTGTTTGAATACATCTACAAAAGAAATAAAAATAAATGACACCGTTTTTTATGATTGGGACGAAGTAACCACTTGCGATATATTAACTATTTTCGACACACATAATAAAAATATTCTGTTAACAAATAAGACGAAAGACGTATTGGATATATCCACATCCAATTTACATAAATATTTTGACGGTGGGTTTTCTGGGGAGACTATGATTACTCTCTCGGATGGAGTTACACAAAAGGCAATAAAAGATATTAATGTAGGCGACAAATTAAAAAACAACGAATGCGTTTATGGCATTGTTGAAATTGATGGGGACACAATGGATTCGCAATATAAATTTAATTTAGGACCATTGAAAACATTTGAGGGTGGGTCTAATTTGAATTTTTGCGATTCGAAATTAAATATAACATCTAGTTTAGAACTAATGAATTCTGGTCGTTGTATTAAATGTAAGAAGCATTCTAAATTATATCATTTATTAACCGATACCCAAACTTTTTATGTGGGTGATTTAAAATTTTACCATTATAATTCCGCGATTGAATTATTTTTAGAAAGATATCGACCAAAATTATTATCTATTAAATATGTATAATAAAATGGAACTCGATTTATTCGGATTTAAGATTAGGGTGGAAATATTAATTCTGATTGTGTTGGTTTATTGGGTATTATGGGGACATTTGCTTTGCTCTTGCTCTAAAATTGGAATGATGGAAGGGTTAGATATGATGAGGGGTGGTGCGAATACTGTTGTCCATCTTATGCAAGACGGTGCCATGAATGAAGGTTTTGTCGGTGCGAATACTAACTATGGACAATCCGCGCCAAATAATGCTCCTCCAGTTAGTACTTCTTCTTGGTTTACTCCTAATTTGACGTATAAAGCTGGCACCAAAGGTGGTAAGGGTGTTCAGGATATTTTGAATCGCAAAGAGCAACCTATCCCGCTACCAGAGGGGGAAATGCTCATGTTTGCAAATACGCCATTCACGCCAGAATGTTGTGGTAATTCAGGTGCGTATTCAAATAGCTCAGGATGCGCATGTATTACACAAAAACAATACCAATATTTGCAAAATCGCGGCGGAAATAACGTACCATATTCAGAGTATTAAATTATAAATAAATATTACATTTTTAATTATTTATTTATACACATTCAACTTTATACCTTTATTATTTATCAGCACATTTTTCCTTACCGCAACATTTTTCTTGAATCATTCTTATTTTGTCATTTAGATCACTAACTTTACAAACGGTACAATAATAAATTTTAACACTGGTATCAGGATCAATATCAATACAATCATTCACAAACGTATGCTCACATAAACTATGAATTTTCTCATTTAACATATTTAAATACGACTTGAGCATTTTAATTTCATTCTTCAATCTTTCTTCTTGAAATAATATTAAATAATGTTGAATAACATCATTGACCTCAGATGTTAATGAATCATCTGGAATACAATTATTTATAAACGCACTAAAATTAATATCATTAGTTCTTGTGCTTATTTGGTCTTCAATATTAGTACGAATTTGCATTAATATATTGAGATTCAATTCAGTATTATCATTCACAAGCTCCCCATCATATACTGTGTTATTCAATTTTTGAAATAAATCTTGACTTGCGTTTAATTCTTGAGGTTCGTCCTCTTTTTTATTATTATTATTATTATTATTTACATCCATTAGTTGTTGTGCTGTTTGCGTTATCATATTTGCAAATTCTCTCTCACATATAACTTTCTTCAGCTTTTGTGTCATTATTTGACCTATTTTATCCATATTTATTTGTTGATTTGTTGTTGTCTCCATATTGGTAGTCGTATTTTATTTTAATAGTATATCTTTAAGTGGTTACAATAAATATGAAACACTATTATAAAATAAAATAAAATAAAAAATACAAATACAAAAAAATACAAATACAAAAAAATACAAATATACAAATAATTATAAACAGAATCATTCGCCCACCGTATACGGATTTACACATACATTCCTTGAAGCGCCATATTATTTTCTGTCCCATCTCGTTTAATTAATTTATCAACAACATCTTTTGTCACAGTAAACGGAAACTCCACCGTCAATGACATTTCTTCTTCAAACAAATTGGTGCCAGGTTTCATAAGTCTATACAAATTAAGTTTCGTATAAATAATTTCCAAACATCTCTTTAAATTTCGAACACCATCTTCTTTATTACAGTGTGTTTCAATAATATAATGGACTGAATCATCAGGAATTAAAATATCTCCCGTTTGAAACATAACTTGTTCTCTAATTTTCGGCAACAAATAATTATTTGAAATGATCGTTTTCTGTTTCTTATCATATCCCTTTGTCTGGATTTTATACATTCTATCACGTAAAATTGGATTCACTTTATTTTCATCATTATAACTGAAAATGAATAAGCATTTACTCAAATCAAAATCAATATCACAGAAATATCTGTCGTGAAATTGACTATTCTGTGACGTATCTGTCAAATGCGTCAAAATACCAGCAATTTCCTCACCTTTTGCTGTATCACTAATTTTATCCAACTCGTCGAAATAAATGACTGGATTCATACATTTGCTTTCAATTAGAATCTGGACGATTTTACCCCATACACTACCTTCATATGTGTAAGAATGACCTTCCAAGAAACTGCTGTCTGTTGCGCCACCTAAAGATATGAACGCGAAGGGACGATTTAGAATTTTACTAATACCTTCTTTCACAAGTGATGTTTTACCGGTACCCATTGGGCCTTTGATGGCAATTGCTGTGCCGATAGCTGCTGGATTTGTAATAAGTTGTCCCAACATTTGCATAATCTGCATTTTGGCGTCATTTAAACCATACACAGCGGAATCAAGTGTAGCTTGTGCGTTTGCCATAAAATCGTGACACGCTTCAACTCCATTGGAAATATTAATTGGTAAGTGTTCAAATTTGTTGAACGGAATTCGCATAAAAGTATCAACCCAATTCTTAATTTTATAATATTCGCCGCTTCCTGGTTCCATATATCGAAGGGAACTAATTTTTTTCAATGCTTCTGATTTGAAAATCGGTGGGATATTTGATTCTAAAATTGTCATTCTGTATGGTTTTTCTACACGACTGATTTTATTGATTTCTTTGACTTCTTTAATGATTTTCACTTGATCTTCGGTACTCATTTTACCAAAGAACGCGTAATCATTCATAGTATTTTTATCGCGCAAAATACGTTTGAATATTCTAGCATTTTTTTGTTTTTGTTTTTTTTGTTTTTTCTCGATTTTTTTGTTGGATTTTTTAATATCCTCTTCACATTCTTGAATACAGTGATTCAACATTTTATTATTATTATTATTTGCGTTTTTATGTAAAAGTAGTTTTAATTCATTCAATAATTCATTCGTTTTTGCTTTACTATCCTCTTTTTGTAATTCTTTTAGTGGTTGTGTATCATCTGATGGAATTTCACTTACTCTAGATAAAATATTTTTATTTTTATTTTTATTTCTATTTCTTTTAGTGCGTGTTATTTCTTCTTCTTCATCATCATCTTCATCTGAATCATCATCTTCATTATCGTCTGAATCAGAATCATCGCTAGATACGCTTTCATCCTCATCTTCGGTATCCTCAATTGATTCCCAATCACTATCATCTTCATCTTCATCGTCGTCATCGTCATAATCATCATCATCCTCTTTCTGGTTTCCAATTGTAAAGATAATATTAAATTTTCCAGATTTTTTATTTTTATTATGGTTGTCGTCATCAGACTCAGAATCATCGTCATCATATTCGGACGAATCACTTTCAACTACTAATTTTTTATTTGATTTTGATTTAGATTTTGATTTTTTTATGTCTTTTTTGTTGATTTTTTTAGATTTAGATTTAGATTTAGAAGTTTTCTTTGAAACTTTTTCTTCTTCATCATCATCATCTTCCTCTTCTTCATCAGATGATTCATCATCATCATTAGGCAGAGTTTTCAAAAATTTTTTAATATCTTCGCCTGCTTTTATCTTTTTATTCATATATTTGGAAGGAAACATTTTACTAAGAAATTTTTGATATTCTACAACATCCATTTCTTCTCCGTCATCATCCTCATCGCTATCATTAATAAAACTATCATCATCGTCATCATCATCACTATCCGAATTTTCATTCATTTTTCTACGACGAGTAAGTTCATCCCTTTTCTTACTCTTACTTTTATTATCCTTCTTAATTGATTTATTTTGTGTGTCTCTCGGCATTGTTATAACTTATAATTTGAATGATTTATCCAGATAAAATATAAATCAATTTTTTATTTTTATATTTTATTATGCCAAATTATATATGCTAAGTAAAGTCCGAAGAAATTTTTAGCAAATAAATCTAATATATTATAAAATATATTTTTCAAATTGTATGGAAATAATGCGGCCACGCCATATAAAGACCATACACTAACAAAATACCAAAATAATATAAGACCTTGTTCGGAATATTTAGCATATTTTTCATAAATGATTGTAAAACATAAAACAAATGGTATAAATCCACATAAAACAGCCATTTTTTCTTTAATTATATTTATTTCTCCTAGATAACCAAATATCAACATTAATGCATTTAAAAATAAAATAGGAATCAAAATATATGCGTTTTTTTGAAGTATTTCTACAAATGTATCATTATTATTATTGATTGTTTTAGTAGTATTTGTATCTGTATTTAGTTTTTGTTCATATTCATTTTTCAAATAAATTAAGTATATAGAAAAAGTAATTAACATTGTAGGTGTAGTTAAAAACCAATCATAATAACGATGTGGTGTGATATTTTCAATGCTTACAAAAGAGTATGCTAACCAAATATAAAAACTACCTTCTATTATTTGAACAATCAATTCTAATAACAATAAATCTTTCAAAATCATCATAGATGGAACAACATTTAGTTTAAGAACATAAAAATCAAATATACCTGTAATTATTTGTACAAATAATGATGCGTACACGGTTGTTTGTAAAATATTTTTTGAAGTATTAATACTAATTATATTGTTCATAATATAATCAAATTTTATATTTTCACAAATAAAAAATTTGTTTCTGTTTATCTTTCTGTTTATCTTTCTGTTTATCTTTCTGTTTCTGTTTCTATATTAAATAATAAATTGATTTCAAACAATCTAAATATTATTATAGTAATATAAGGAAGAATATGTCGCGAAATCCAGCGAACAAAACAAATATGAATGCGTCAAAAATTATTGGTATACAGTTTAGTATATTATCACCCGATGAAATCCGCAAGGGTTCTGTCGCTGAGATTACTACTCGAGATACCTATATTAATAATAAGCCCATCATTGGAGGTTTATTTGATCCAAGAATGGGTGTTTTAGAGCCAGGATTAATTTGTCCCACCGATGGACTTGATTATATGGAAACCCCAGGATATTTTGGACATATTGAATTGGCACGCCCAGTGTTCTATATTCAATACTTAACCTCCATTTTAAAAGTGTTGAGATGTACTTGTTTTAAATGTAGCAAACTTCTCATCAGCAAAGAAAAATATAAACAAGCATTAAAATTGACAGGAGATGCGAGATGGAAATATGTGTTTCAAATTGCAAGTAAAATTAAAAAATGTGGAGAAGATACGGATGACGGTTGTGGTTGCTTACAACCAAGTAAAATTCGAAAAGAGGGTCTTGCTAATATTTTCGCGGAATGGAAAAATGAGGGATCCACGCCCGAACAATCACAAAATATTGTTATAAAACTTACTCCTGAAATGGTACTAAAAATTTGTAAACGAATTTCTGACGAAGATGTATCATTTATGGGGTTCAGCCCTCTTTGGTCTCGTCCCGATTGGATGGTTTGTCAAGTAATGGCTGTACCACCTCCTGCGGTTCGTCCGTCTGTTAAACACGATGCTCAACAACGCAGTGAAGACGATCTCAGTCATATTTTAGTGAATATTATTAAAACAAATAAAACATTACAAGAAAAAATTCAAAATAACGCTCCTGCGAACGTGATTGACGATTGGACCACTGTATTACAATATTATGTTGCAACACAAGTTGACAACAAAATTCCTGGTGTCGCGTCAGTCGCTCAACGTTCTGGACGTCCTCTGAAATCTATTAAAGACAGATTAAATGGAAAAGGTGGACGAATGAGAGGGAATCTTATGGCAAAACGTGTGGATTTTAGTGCTCGGTCTGTTATCACTGCCGATCCTAATATATCTATTCGTGAGCTTGGAATTCCTATGAAAATCGCAAAGAATATCACCAAACCAGTCACTGTAAATAAGATCAATAGAGCCTTTTTGACAACACTTATTCAAAATGGGCCAGAAGTCCATCCTGGTGCGAAAATTTTGGAGAAGAAAAATGGTGATTCTATTACATTGCGATATGTTGATAGAAAATCTATTATTTTGGAAGACGGGGATATCGTTCATCGACATATGATGGATGGTGATCCTATCTTGTTTAACCGACAACCTACTTTACATAGAATGTCGATGATGTGTCATATTGCTCGAATTATGAAGCAAGGCGACACATTTAGAATGAATGTAGCTGATAAACTTTGTGTCGGCAACAGGGGGCGTTAAAAGCGTGTAACCCCCTAGTGAATAATTTAATAAATTTGAGGCAAAATAAATATAAAATTGAATATAATTTTAAAAATATAAACCATTATATAAAAAATGGTGACAGATACAAAACCTTTAGAAAAATGTTGTTCAAAATGCGACCAAACAAAAACATCCGATAAATTCATACCAAAACGGAATATATGCAAGGAATGTCGTAATACAAAATGTAGAGAAAAATATAAAATAGTTGAAATTGATAATGATTCTTATCAAACATGTAATTCTTGTAATGAAGATAAGCTTTTGTCTTCATATATAAGAAACCGAAATATATGCAAAGATTGTAATAACAACAACCGAAAAAATAAGTATAAAACTGATGAAACTCATCGTGTTAAACTTATTAAGCAAGTGACCGAATACAAGCATAATAAGGTTATTGAACGGAATTTATTAAAATTAGAAAAGATAGGTGAAGATAATAAAGAATGCAGTGTGTGTTCTACTATTAAAAATCAGTGTAAATTTCGTCATAATCGTTTGAAATGTAAAGATTGTGAGCGTGATGAACCTATTGAAAAATTCAAAAGAACAGTTCGCAGTAGGATTTGGTGTGCGTTAAGTAATAAAATTAACCACACCATTGACTATTTAGGATTATCTTCCACTGAATATTTACAATGGATTCTTACTTATGACGAAAAATACACAATTGATAATCGTGGAAAAGAATGGCACATCGATCACGTAATTCCATTATCAAAATTTAATTTAGAAGATAAAGAAGAACAACTGATTGCGTTTAATTGGAGAAACACTATGCCTTTATCTGCAAAAGAAAATTTATCAAAACATAATAAAATTTTAATACCACAGATTGAACAACATTATAAATACTTATTAGAATATCATAAAGAGAAAAATATAGAAATGCCTCAAGAATTTATTAATTTATTTGCGAGATACCTTGTTGCGGGAAGTTCCTAGAGAGCCTTTACTACCATTCTAATGTCGAAAGATATCAAGAAGAACTCGGTTAATAGCCGAACCCAGCGGTAATAATGTAAAGGATTGGATAATCCGCAGTGTTACTTCCTAAGGTCGTTATGACAAGACTATGGAAGGCATTCAGAGACTGAACGGGTGTCGGTCAATAATGATAGGTTAGTCACCTTGAATTGATCTAAGATACAGTCCGACCCTCTGGGAAACCTTAGGGATTGGCAAAGGACAAAGCCATACAATGCCGACTTCGACGGCGACGAAATGAATTTACATATGCCGCAAGATGCGGAATCCGATTCGGAATTAAAAAATTTGGCAGCGGTGCCATATCAAATAATAAGTCCTGCGAATAACTCGCCTATTATTGGTATTTACCAAGATTCAATGCTTGGATGCTACCGTTTTACCAGAGAAAATATAAAATTTACGCCTAGAGAGGCAATGAACATATTAATGATGTTTAATCGTGTCAACGAAAATGCTTTATTGGCGAAAGGAGGGGTGATTACAAATTTTGATTTGCTAACCCAAATTCTACCCCCCTTTTCGATATCATATAAAACAAAATTGTTTGGAGACAACGATGATTCAAAGACGTCAAATAGTGTGTTAGAAATAAAAAATGGTGTATATATGCGTGGGCAAATGGAAAAGGGTGTGTTAGGAGCGGGGACAAAGGGCTTAATTCATCGTATCTGTAATGATTATGGTAATTTCATATCTGCAAATTTTGTGGACGATTTACAGAATATAGTAACAGAATATTTAAAGTCGAGCTCGTATAGTGTTGGAATTAGTGATTTGTTATCCGATGAAAAAACAAATCAATCAATTATTAAAATTATTAGTGAAAAGAAAAATGATGTAAAAAATTTAATTGATCAGACTCAAATTGGTGTGTTTGAAAATAATACAGGAAAAACAAACAACGAGGAGTTTGAAACACAAGTGAATAATATTTTAAATCAAGCGTCTGCTGAAGCAGGAAAAACCGGTCTTAAAAGTTTGGACAAGGAGAATCGTTTTGTTATTATGGTAAACGCGGGGTCAAAAGGCAGTGATTTAAATATCTCACAAATGATTTCGTGTTTAGGGCAACAAAACGTAGATGGAAAACGAATCCCGTATGGGTTTGACCACAGAACACTCCCCCACTTTTCAAAGTTTGACGACAGCCCAAGTGCTCGCGGTTTTGTAGAAAGTTCATATATCAATGGACTCAGCCCTCAAGAGTTGTTCTTCCACGCAATGGGTGGTCGTGTTGGTCTTATTGATACTGCAGTGAAAACCAGTACCACTGGATATATTCAAAGACGACTCATCAAGGGATTGGAAGATATTATGGTGTCATACGATATGACTCTCCGAACAAATAAAGGTAAAATCGTCCAATTTAGTTATGGGGATGATGGAATCGATCCAGTAAAAGTTGAAAATCAGATAATGCCGATTGTTAGTATGAGTATTCAAGATATTTATGCGCATTTTAACATTCCAGACGAGGCAGGAAAAATGAAAACATTATCACTATTCTTTTTGAAAAATACAATGACTCGTTTCAAGAAACAGATGAAAGATACGCAAGACAAATGTAAAATATATACTGATTTTATGATTCAAAGTCGTGACGATATTATTAAATATGTATTTAAAAATAAGGGAGATAGTGTAGTCAATTCGCCTGTTGCGTTTATGCATATTATCAACAATGTGATGGGACAACAAAACATAAACGCGAGTTCTATTGTAGATATCACTCCATTAGAAGCATTTGAAATGATTGAAGAGACGTATAGCAATTTAGAAAAAATTCGTTGTGCGGTCCCCACTCGCCTATTCAAAACTCTATATTATTTCAGTCTATCACCAAAAGATTTATTAATTGTAAAGCGATTTAATCGCGCAGCACTAGCAGTATTGTTAGAAACAATTTCATTGAATTATAAACGCGCGATTGTTGCGCCCGGTGAAATGGTCGGAATGATTGCGGCCCAGAGTATTGGAGAGCCGACAACTCAGATGACGCTAAATACATTTCATTTTGCTGGCGTTGCGTCTAAATCTAATGTGACTCGTGGTGTGCCAAGAATTGAAGAAATTTTGTCGTTGTCATCTGAACCAAAAAATCCATCACTTACAGTCTTCTTAAAACGTGAAGAGGAAACGGAACGAGAAAAGGCTCAATCTATTATGTATATGTTAGAACACACTAAAATGCAAGAGATTGTAAAGTCGATTGAGATATGCTTTGATCCCGATGATTTAAATACACTTATTACGGTGGACCAAACAACAATGGCACAATACCGTTCATTTGAGATGATGATGAATGAGTGTAATGAGAGTTCTTTATCAGACGATTCAAATGAGAAATCAAAATGGATTATCCGAATGGAAATGGATGCGGAGATGATGTTAGAGAAAAATATTACAATGGATGACATTAATTTTGTGCTTAAAAATAGTTATGGAGATGAGATTACGTGCGTGTATTCGGATTATAACGCGGACAAATTAGTATTCCGTATTCGAATGAATTCCATTTTAAAACCTGGTGGGGGAAAAGGCGCAGCAAAAAAAATAAAAGTCAATCCATTAGATCAATCTGACCAGATATACTTATTGAAGAATTTCCAAGATCAACTATTGAATAATATAATTATACGTGGTGTCAAAAAAATTGATAAAGTAATTCTTAGAAAAATAAAAGACAATGTTGTTGAAAACGCGGGGTCTTATAAAAAACAGGATATTTGGGTTTTGGATACCATCGGAACAAATATGTTGGATGTGTTGGCATTGGACTATATTGACACGACAAGAACATTTAGTAATGATATCATAGAGATTTTCAATATATTCGGAATTGAAGCCGCAAGACAAACTATTTATAACGAGTTAGTTGATGTTATTGAATTCGATGGTACATATATTAATTACCATCACTTGAGTGTTCTATGTGATAGAATGACATTTACTAATAAATTAATATCCATTTTCAGACACGGAATCAACAATGATAATATTGGACCTATTGCGAAAGCATCATTTGAGGAAACACCAGAAATGTTTTTAAAGGCAGCAAGACACGCTGAATTAGACACAATGCGTGGTGTATCAGCAAATGTAATGTGTGGTCAAGAAGGTTTATACGGAACAAACGCATTCCAAGTGGTTTTAGACTTGGAAGAAATGCGTAAATTAGATAGTGTTATTTCACAAGAACATATTGATGACAATGACGCGATTGAACAAATGTTTGGTGGTCTTGAAAATACTGATGATATGTGTAGCACGAATAAATTAATTATACAAAATAATGTTACTAGTATCAAAACAAGTGATTTGGGAGATGATAATGATTATAATCCTGGATTTTAGATAATATAGAGCGGAGCGACATGTAACCAAGATGTATAAATTGTATAAAAATTAATATTATTTATGTAATAATATTAAATATATTTTTTTATGTATATATAATGAAAACATTTTGTTCAATAATCCAACAACATATAGAGTCATCTACAAATCTATTTGTTTCATTAGATAAAACCAATATTACAGAATATATTCATAATAATAAAAAAAATGAAAAAAATGATCTTATAATCAATTTATTTCACACGTATATTATAAGGTTATTTTATAATACACAACAGTTTATGTGTAAGAATAAAAAAATCATAACAATTTTTAAATTTAAAGAACTCAATAAAATGTTAAATAATATTTTTTTATCAAAAACACATAAAGAAGATTTTTTAACAATATTTTGTAAAACACAGAGAACATATTACGCGTTATCACGATTTGCAAATATTGTTAAATATAAAATAGCATCTTTACAAATTAATACCGATTTATACATGAATGATATTAAAGAAACGGACAAAAATGTATTTACTGTTATTCAGAATAAATCAAAATATTTATTTATAATTAGTGATTTAATAAATATATTAAATAACAATTTATCTAATTCATCCTATTTTTTTCCTGAACCATTAATTCCAAAAAATCCATATAATAATCTACCCTTTAATAATAGCACTTTATATAATATATATTTTTTTATCCGATTCAATGTTTGTGTTATGCCAAAATTAATACAAGGGTATTTTCTATCAAACTTAGATTTGTCACACTTTGAATATAACAATGAAGGATTAATACGCGAGACGTTTATTAAAAATTACATATTTACAACACATTATGAGACATTACATCCAATAGTTATAAATATGTTAAATGAATATAAAATTTATAATAAAAAAATATTTATTCACGAGGATTTTCCAAAAGATAAATTGGTCGATATTATGAGGCCATATTTACATTTATATTATTTAAGTAAGTATTATATTTCTGGTTCAAGTATAAAACAATGTTCTACTATAAAATTACACAGCAGACTTAGATCATTTGTAAATTTTAACCCACATTTTGGAAAAAAAAAGATATCTATTATTAAGAATTCTTCAACTGTTGTGCCTGGAGTTCAGTCGCTCACCGGCGCCTTCGGTACAATCCAACCTATACCGGCTGTGTTTAAATTTTCCTCAAAAAAAATAATACGTAGAGATATATCATTTAATTATATCCATGTAAATTTTAATAGTTTAGATTTTGAATCGGATATAGAATCAGATACAGAATCCGAATCAGAATCCGAATCAGAATCCGAATCAGAATTCGTGCCTGTATCATATTCAAATATAGAATATGATCATAGTGAGCAACTGGAATCCATCGACGGTAGTCATAGGATGAATATATTTGGAGATATTCATTTTGAAAGAATCATAGAAGAAGGGGAAGAATTGGAGGAAGAAGAGGAAGAGGAAGAAGAAGAAGAGGAAGAGGAAAAGGAAAAAGAAGAGGAAATAGAAGAGGGAGAAGAAAAAGAATAATAATTGGAGCAAGCCAGAGTCGAATAAGTTTACGGTATATAATAGGAAAACGGCTAACGTCTACGTTTTCCTCCAAAACTATTTTTTTTAGTTACATTATTTGTCGATGCTTTATTTTTTTTTGATTTTTTTTTAATAATAATTATGGGTTCATTCACAATATTATCTACCAACTCAATTTTATCATTCACAGTTTCATTCACAGATTCATTCACAGTTTCATTCACAGATTCACTTACAGTTTCATTTACATTTATCTTATTATCGTATACTTGACTTATTATTGGATTCGCTGTATCATATGTGTTATATGCAACATATTTATTTATAGTTTCCGGAATTAAACCATCAAAATATTCAGATGTCAACAGTGATTGAATCACAATAATTTCATCGTCCTTTAGATTATATCCCAATGACCCGAAAGATAAATAAGATTGTGGTTGAAATATAAACGATTTAATTCGATTATATCTGATTAATTCATCCGTCATTCGTCCAAAATAATATATTTCATTATTGGAATTTGTCGTTAATAAATTATTTTTTGGAAGAATCAATTGACATTTATTATTTTGTGTGGTTGCACATAATGGTTTTTTATCTGAACATTTATCCATTGGTGTTACTAAACACGTAGTAATTTCATTAATCAAATTATAATCGTAATTTTCTGTAAATATAATTGTATCTTTTACTAATTCTTTCAAATATTTATTAATAGTATTTAATTTATCATTGTATGGGTTATACGGATTTTTTATCTCTTCTTCGATTTTCTCTCGAAGTCGAATATTTTCATAATCATTTAATAATATTCGAATCGTATTTCTAAAAACATTATAAAAGTTGGTTTCTAATTTTATTTTTTTAATATATTCTACACGATCGGTATCAATATTATTTGAAATAGAAATTGACACGTCACTCGATAACATAGGTATGCTATCTTTATTCATAATATAATTTGAATTTTTCAATTGTGGAATATCATCTGTTATATCTGTTATTGGAATACTTTTAGACAATTGTACAAATTGATTTGTTTCTGTTAATATTCCAACAATAACAGGACCAGATTCTTTATCTGAATCATCTACAATTTTAAATTTGGGACTACTCGGAATTTTACCTTTACCATCTTCATATAATTTTTTCAAAAAAGAGACAGTATTTTCATAAGTTGAATATAAATTATTTTCATTCATGTATACATAATCATAATCATAATTTATTGAAGATGGGTAACACGGCATAAATCCAACAAAATCTTTACTTTCGTTTGTAGAAATAATTCCTATCACTTTACTTTGATAGTTTACGACTTGGTGTTCCACGGTATATTTTATTTTCTTTAAATTATTGATAAGAGTACTTGCAATAATAGCATGTTTAAATTTATATTTTTTATTGTAATTATTCGGCATACTTGAAAACGGGACACACATATCTCGCAATACGGGTTTAATCACTTTGGTAAATATCTTTTTCATTACGTTAGATAGTTGTGGGTAATGTTCACTAAATGTTTTATCTATTTTTATTTTATTATTTTCTTTATTTGTGTATGCATAAATCGGTTCATAACAATTATTTTTTTTATTCTTTATTAAAAATAGTGTTTGTTTATCCTCATTATAAAATTCATTTGAATAATGATTTGTCGGGCAAATCATTTTTACCATATTTGTTTCTTCTATATTTATATTTTCGTTTCCTGTAATTTCTAATATGATTAAATTGATTCCTTTTGGAAATATGATATCGGCTTTGCATACAATATCCCATAAATATGTATAGTCTATAAATGATTGTTTATCTCTTAAATAATGAATAAAATTTTCAAAAGAAGCAATAACTGTTTTAAAATATCTATCTTCATTTGGAATCCGTCGTCTACTGTCTACGGATTCAACTCGCTCACCGTCGCCTTTTGCTGCGCTTAAGGCTTCGTCTCGCTCCAAATTGTTTTTTTTATATATTTTTTTGTAAATTTTTGATTCAGAATATTTATCGACATTTTCTTGACTCATTTCAACATTATCTTTTGGTGTAAACATCGTTAAAATATTTCCATTTTGATAAGTAATATAACTATCAATATTTATGGCCTTTATAATAGTCTCTTTCATTTCAGCAATTGTTTGTATTTTAGATTCACCGTAAAATCTTGCGTCCGCAATACACGCAATAAATGATTGTTTACTATTTTTTTCGACGGCGTGTCTAAGTAAACACGTTTGATTTGGTTTAATAGACGTAACTGTTTTATTCGATTGACAAGGTGAATCTGTTTCCTTAAAAAAATGTTGGATACTTAAAGGCAATCGTCCCCATCTTCCGACAGGTTCCATAGGAAATTTTTCGGAGCCCTGAATATAATCATCTTTATCTTCCTTCTTTTTTAATGGTACTCTTTCTAATAATTCATCCTCATCTTCTTCCCTTTCTTCTTCATCTTCTCCTTCTCCTTCTCCCTCTCCCTCTCCCTCTTCTCCCTCCCCCCTTTCTCCTTCGGTCTGCGGTCCTTTTATTTTTTTTGTTTCTTCTTTTTGTATACATTCTCGTTTTTTCTCTTCAAACGTACTTGTCTCATTTTTTTCTTCAAGATCCTTTATACGTTCTTTTATACTCTGTGAAATATTTTTGTCTCCAGAAACCATAAATTTTAAAATAGCAATATAATTATTTGCAAGTATTGTAGCTGCGTCTGACTCATTAATTCCATAAGGATTAAGTAATTGATATGCTTCATTTTCAGTGACACTTTCAGATAACCTATTGGAAAATACATTTTTAACTAATAATACACCTTCATTTGTATTTTTAAGTTTACTCGGTGACAATGATTTTGTTGCTTCAGCAATAGTAATACCAATTGGTTCGAGTAATTGAATTGCTGTTAATTTACTTGACTTGAATTTTGAAAATATTAAATTCATTAAATCCAAATCTATTTTTTGACTGCCTACTGAAAAACAACAAGGTAAGCATAACCCTTCTGGATGTGCACTCGCTTTTTGAACTCCAGGTACGTGTTTTTTATAATTTGTTAATGTACCGTGTTCAGCAGGAGAGAAAAATTCGTATATATACGCACCTGGCTTAATTTTTTTCTCATCTTGAGAAATAACCTCACCACACGTAGGATGATATCTTCTAACAACTTCACCCTTTGAGTTTTTTTCTTCTATAATTTCAGATGGGTCAATTGGTTTATTTGTTTTAATACACCAAAATCTGGGACAAATAAAATAATTCGGGTTGTTTGCGTCCGACCCATATTTAATGACATCGTCTCCCTTTAATAAATTCGGTTGTTCTGTTTTAATTTGATTCAATTCTTCTTCGTTTAATATTACAGGTTGTCGTCGTCCACTTTTGCTACCATTACATATACTAGCGTATGATTTTTGTCCAGTTATTTTAAATAGTTTTGGATCCCTATCCTCCATTCGTTTTTGAAAAATATTCGGATTGTTTAATTTCATCCCGTCAATACTTTTAAATGTTTTTTTGGTATTTTCACCTCCACCTCCACCACCACGACCACTATGGAGCGAACCTCCCCCTAAGTCCTCATCTTCTTCTTCTTCTTCTTCTTCTTCATTGCCATAAAGTAAATCAAGAGCATTTTTTCTTTTTCCACTGTCTTCATCATCTGATATATAATCATTTTCATCATAAGGTTTATATATAATATTATCACCTTCAATAATGGCCACTTCTTGGTCGGGGTATGCTTGTTCTAATGGAGAAATAATATCTATCATTGTTATTTCTTTTTTTTCATTACCGGAACATAACGTATTAACCAAATCTAATGGTACACGAGTGCTTCTTTTATTCTGTGTATCTTGAGTAAGGCGAATAAACGAATCTAAATAAATAGGAATAGTTGATAAATATTGAATATCATTAATGTTTTCAACCGTAATTGTAATAATTCCCAAATTTCGCGTCCCAATAATAGTGGTTTTAAATCCAGGATTCATTTTAAATTCAATATCATTCCCCTTTATTCCACGTTCAACTTGAAGTTCACTCGCCATTCTTGCTATTAATTCATTTGCGCCCGCCTCTTTTATTTTATAATTTTCCATTAACGCGCGTCTTAATTCGTTACCTCTTAATCCATTTTTATCATTTGCCTGTTCAATAACAAACGCTTCTTGGCTGGTCATTTTATTAAAATTCGCAATTCTTTTAAATCGCATATCTATACCATTCTCCAAATTTTTGGATTCAACAATAAATATATTCGTTAAACATCCCATAATATCATTAATTTCAAATGTTGCGTCATCTGCTAATTCAATAACGGTTTGATAATCGATTCGTTTAATTTCGACATTTTCATTATACAAATTTTCAAATAAATTAATAGTATACCCACTTTGCTCCAAATATATTTTTACTTCATTTATAATAGGATTAACATATTTTTTAAATATATCTTCTACTTCTTCGAGAGATACAATTTTTTTAAAATCACAATCAATTGTAATATTTCCATTATATTCAAACTCACATAATAACGAATGAATCTTATTATCATTCACAGACGAATTAATAAGAACAACAACTGATTTTGTTTTGCCAATATTTCGCATAAGTTTTAAAATATCCGGTTTTGAAAGAAATGGTATTTTTCTACCATCCTTTGCGTTTTTGTTTGCGTATAACCTAAAAATATTTTCCTGTCTTGACGCGGGATTAAACTTAATAAGAGGGTTCATTTCCGTTGCGTGAATTAATTTGAATACAATATCCAACGGAATTTTAATTTTATATGTTGGATGTATAACTGCTTTGATATATTTAATACCTCTGGTTTTATAATGTAATTCGCTGGTTCTCTCTTTGTATATATCATAAAATAGATCAATTCCTTGAAATATTTCATTTGTATCGCTATTAAAATATTTTTTATTGTTCTCTTCTAGAAGAAACTGTTTTTTACTTTCTAAATCATCTAGAGACTGGATCTGAATGTCAGGTGGGTTTTTAGATAATAGCGGATAATACAATTGAATCGTTGTTGGTTCAGACAAATTCTTATTAATTGCGTTTGCCAACACATCTGCTGCGAGACATAAATATATATTGTTATCTGCTATATCACCGGTATTTAATAGTAAATGACTATTTAATGTAGTTAATGATTTTCTTGTAGATTTTTCGATAAAATTATCATATTCTACAACATTAAATGGATTACATACAAACGGATATTCATTTGAAACGATGACAATTTTTTGTCCTAAAACTTTATTTATTAGGAATTTTTTGTCTGTAAGATTTAAAGCCATAATATCATCATATTCATATTTATTTTTTTCCGGAATATTAAAATCGATTGGTTCTCCATTTTCATCTTTCACATTAAATAAAAATTGGTCTAGTCTCACTCGGGTTATATCTAACTTATTATTTTGTGTTAATGATTGAAACAATGTAATTGGGTTGATAGTTTCTTCTTTCAAACAAAACATGTATATTTCTTCCAATGATATTTGTTTTGAAAATTCAATGGCGATTTTCATTTTTATTACACCGATGGTATCATCAAAATGTATTTGTTGTTTTGAAAACTTAACTGGAATATTCTTGTCCTTTATATTTTGATATTCTTTTTCGCTGAATATATTTTTAAATACTAAATTGGTTGGTTCTCTCTTAAACAAATCTTCAGGGTCTTCTATATCTACATTATTTCCAAAAAACACCAAAATAGATTGGGGTGATGTTGTACCATTCAAATAATTTACTTTATATATTGGATTTAATTTGAATGGTGTTGGTGTTGGTATTGTTTTTGACATCTATATATTATTGTTATTTTTTTATATATAATTTTTCATATATAAAAATTTTAATATTTGAGATCTAGATATTTGATATTTAAATATTGGAAAAATATGGCGAATCTGTGATAGTCATTCCACAATAACTCTCCGGTTTTTTTTCATAATCGACTGGTGTATATAATCCTGCTGCTTTTGCTTGTTGAAGTAAAAACTTAAAATTTTGCCAAAACTCCTGTTTATGTCCTATTGATTTTGTCATAATATGAGATAACTCGTGTATTGCAACAAATGTCAACGTATTAATATCAATGAGTTTTGTACCGTTTTTTTTCTTATTTAAACAAAACGCTATTTTTTCTCCTTTATTTTCACTATATGCTGTCAATTCGCTTGTTGGCAGTGTTTCACTTATTTTTTTAGGATTAAACCCATCAATAAGTCGCTTTACATCGTCATCATTGGAATGTTTTTCTTTGAGATATACAATCAATGCTTTACATTTTTCTGTAACTCTTGCCAATAAATTTGCCGCGTCATTAATCTTTTCGCGTTCTCTGACACAATATTTATTACCATCCACAGTGGATACGATACATTTTAAATTATATACATCAGATTCAGAATATACTTTTAAACAAATTAAAAGCACAAATACAATGATGACATATACTAAAATGTCACTTTTCCATATATTATTAAACATCTTACTATATATTATTTATTTATTTTATTATTTCAGAAAATAAATATTATATTCAACATCCTGGTCCAGGATTATCAAAAGGAGGAATATTATATACTATCATATGGTTTCCAGCATTTATTTTTTCAAAATCGTTACCATATATTCCGCATTTTGTTTCATCTGTCCTGCATGAAATAGCTGTATTATATGTGATTTCACCGGTAATAATATTTTTTTCACCATATTTCATACAATTATTATTTGAGCTTTTGAAAAAAATACACTCTTTACAAATGGATTTAGTAAAATTTTTTATTATTTGATTTTTTGGAATAATCGAAAACATTATATAACTAAATATGAATCATTATTTATATGATTTGAAATAAATATATTATAAACTCCTTCGACTAACGTCTACGGAGTTCCCTCGCTCACCGGCGCCTTCGGCTACGGCTCGCTCCACACCATTTATTAGACCAAATATAAAATTAAAATAAATTTATAAAAAATATAATATAAATTTATTATCTATTATTCACTAATCACTAATCACCATTCACTATTTAATATTATGTAAATAATTTATTGAGGACCGCTACCAATTTCAAGAGGAGGGCGCATAAAGTCGCTCTCGATTGTGCTCTGGTTCCAGGGACCAACATATAATTGAGGATTTGGGGGTTCGGATCTAATTTGTAAATTGGCGTTTCTCAAGGTTTGCCCGATAGTGTCAATGCCAATATGGTAACCAGCCTTCAACAAGTTAATATTTGATAATTCACCCTTTCCAGAGGGATTTAATTGCGCCCATTGGCTATTAGAATCCTTGGGTAATAAATCAGCAGGATTTTGGACATTTGGCTTAGAACAAGATGATGATGCGCCTTGAGAAGGTGATGATATTCCATTAACAGAAGAGAACACTTCATTTCGTCCTATACTTTCAGATGGAATAGGTCCAGTAGATTGAGCTTGAGCAGTTCCAGGCATAGGCCCTGAGTTCCTATACGCTGAATTTGGAGATGAGTTCATATTTTCTGACCCGTAACTACCTTTGGACGTTAAATATTTCGCGAATAAACTAACACCGTATGCTACAATTAGTAAAACAACAATTGCTCCAATACCGTAATCAGACCAAAGCTTTTTCAAAGTAATGCTCATTATATAAAATTAGGGATAAAAAATTTTTTTGAATACATTTAATTAGATTAACAAAATGTATTTATCCTTAATTAAATATAAAATGTAAATCTTTAATTATTTGAATTCATTATTTCTACATCACTGTCATTATCACTATCATCGCTACCATTATCACTATTATCACTATTATCACTATCATTATAACTATCACTATCACTTTCATCTAAATCATCCAACATATATGTTTTCTTAATATTCTTTGCTTCTAAAAAAGCAACAATCGCTGTTTTTTTTGCTAATTTTGCCTTTTTTCTTGCTTCTTTATAAATTTCATAATAAACTTGATTTGGTTTTTTCAATGTTATTGTTTCTAAAGAATCCAAGTTTGGATTAATAATAATTTCTTTTAAATCGTTTTGAGTATCCAATAAAGAATCTATGTCTACATCTGTTTGGAGCGACTCGTCGTCGAATGCACCTGGTGTAAGCGTAGCGAAAAGCGAATGATCTCCGGAAGCGTTAGCTGAAGGACTTGATTTGAAATTGTCGGAGACGATAGTCGTAGGATTTTGTTCTTCTACATCATTCTGTTCTTCTAAACTCATTGGACAGTCGTCTTCGTAGGTCACTCTCTCATCAGCACCTTTTGCTGTGTCTAAGGCTTCAGTTCGCTCTAAATATTCTGGTATTGATTGATTATTTCTTAATATTTCATTATTTCCAAAATCTTCCACATTTCCCATGTCATTTATAATGGATTCACTTATTTTTTCTAGAAGAGACATATTTTTTAAATCATCTACATTATCGTCAACTACATTATCATTAACTACATTATCATTCACTACATTATCATTGACGGCGTTATCGTGATTTATTTCTTCTAGTTTAGGTACTACAGGTAATATTTTAAAATCTAATTTTTGTGACATAAATGTACTGTTATCTACCGCAATTTTATTTATTTTTGCAGGAATATGTGTATTTGTTTTAATTAAACAATTTTCAAATATTTCATTTGTATTTATCACCATAATTTGCTTAAGTTCCAATTCTATTTGAAAATTTCTACTAGTAAATTTTATACCTTGAATTTCAAGAATCGATATTATATTTGTATCAGCTGTGACATCATCAATGCTAAGAGGTGTTTCATTTTCATTATAGATTTTCAATTGTGGTGTATTTGTAATATAATTCATTTTAACATTCACACGTATTAAGTAAAATTTACCCGACTTATAAATACGCATAGGTGATGTAAACGCAGTTTCAATGTCATTCATTTCCAGTTGGTTTTGAAACCACGACTCACCCTTTTCATAAATTAACTGTTGGCACTTTATTTCTAAATTTTCCATCCAATGAATAAATTGTTCGTCGTTATTATCAAACATTAATTCAGAGTATATTTTTTTACCACTTTTAACAAATCCTTGTTTTGTTAAGCATTTTGGAGTTTCAATATAAAGTGGTTTACTATTCATTTGAATTTTAGTAAAATATGCACCACCAGTTATACTAATCGGGTGAGCTAAAGATATATTAGCGAAATCGAAAGATCCATTAGGTTCATAAATATTCTCCATTATTGGTTATATAGAAAATTTTAAATATAATAACACGCAGAATCCTCAACACTCGCCAAAAATAAAATAAATTTGTATATTGAAATATTATATATTATATTATGAAAGAAACCATTGTTCAACAATGTTTAGATATATTAAAAAGGGATGATATAAAAAATGAACTGAAACGGTTTTTTTCACCGGTAATAGATTTATTTTTTATTGAAATTAATCCATACATGTATATTACACTTTTTCTCGTTTTTTCCATTTTTATAATGAATTTAGCAATATTAGTATTATTAATATTAGTTCTGCGTAATAAAAGTTTAATATCTAAAATTTTTTAATTAATTTTTTCTCATTTATCTATATAATGAGTAAGACAAAGAAAAACCCACTATCTTCTAGTACTTCTTCTTCTTCTAGTAGAGGAAAACAATCCACAAAACGTATGTCTTTAGCCGCAACGCGATCTATGTCAGCATCCATGGGCAAGTCAATGGCTGTAGCTGGTGGTAAAAGGAGAAAGGGACGACGATCTAGACGTGGTGGCGATGGTGCTGCTGAATATGTATTGGGTCAATATGGTACAGGAGATACACAATGGGACGCCGTGTTTAAAACGGGTAATCCACCATTTGGCAATGAAATTATAAATCAACACCATCCTAGTTCGGTTCAAGCTATGGCTCACAAGGGAGGTCGCAAAAGCACTAGCACTAGTAGTAGTAGCAGTAAAAGCAGACGAAGTAAACGTGGAGGATATTGGGGTCAAATGATCAGCCAAGCATTAGTTCCATTTGGATTATTGGGGCTACAACACGCATACGCAAAAAGAACTAAAAAGAATCGTAAATAAATATTTTAGTATCTATCGAAAAATGTAGAATATTTTCTCCAATTTATAATATTTATAATAAATATAATAAATATACTCGAAAATGGCAAGTTTTGAACAACAAGTACAACAATGGGTTTCAGTCGATAATCAAATTAGAGTATTGACTGAAAAAATACACGAATTGAGAGATAATAAAAATAATATTGGTGAAAATTTAACATCTTATATTTCTTCAAATGATTTGAAAAACGCAACGATTCAAATAAGTGACGGTAAACTTAAATTTGTAACCACCAAAGTTACTGCACCTTTAACATTTAAATATGTAGAAAAAACTTTAGGCGAAGTTATTAAAAACGAGAAACAAGTACAACAAATAGTCAATTATTTAAAACAAAAACGAGAGACAAAATTAGTTCCCGAAATAAAGCGGATTTCTAATAATTAATTTATATACTTATAATGTATATGGATAATTCCGAATTAGTATTTTATAAAGAAGATGGGAAAATAATGAGTGCTGGATTTAGCATCGATTCATTATTATTGAAAAATGGTGGTTCTATAATGACATCAAAAAATAATATTATTGGTGGTGGAGGTGGACAATTAGCTCATTTGTTTCAAGATTTGGGTGTACCTGCCGGAATATCGTATATTGAAATGAAACAATCGGGGGGTAAACGCGCGTATGCTCGCGATACTGAAGAACCTCAAATATTATCAGATGATATTCACGCGAAATTATTAGATTTAGTTAATGTTGATTCGACAAGGAAAGCTAAAAAAACGAGAAGACATACGGTGAGCGATAAAAAGAGAACTACAAAAAAAAATAAAATATAACCAGTATTTTAATAATTATATAAATCTATATAATTATTTTATGTTTTTATTTTTTATTTTCTATGTCTAAAAGCCAGTGCAAATACTCCCACAGCAATGATACCCAAAACCAAACCCGTATGGTAATATACTTGCATACCTCTATACATTTGCAACCACAATTTTGTTTGATCAGGAGTTTCAATGTAATTCAACATCCATTTCTTTTTAGGTGAGAGAATATAATAAAAATAATTTGTTATGAAACTTATTGCTAAAACTAAACAAACCATTGATGTCGTTGATAATAATTTGTGGTCTGAATATACATTTCCAAAAATGATAAAGAGTGAAAGAATAAAACCTAGAACATATCCTTGATAATAAATTGTTGTTCGTTCGTTTGTTATTTGTTCATAGATTTTTTGAAATTTTTCAGGAAGTTGCGATTTGTATTGTAAAATTATTTCACTCTTTGTTATTGCGTAATTCATATACATCATTCCTATAAGGAAAACAGCAGATATCGAACAACTTATTGTGCAAGGCAACATTATATAATTTATACAAATATATAATTTTTTATATATTTTACACCTTTGGACATTTAAAACGCCGATTTTATAGATAAAGTTTCAATATTTTTGCGAGATATTTTTTATTATATCGTATCTAAACTAA